TGTTGATCTTGCATTACCTTTTGAAGTATTTTTGCATACCCTACATCACCATACTGTGCAGTAAGTTCTTCAATAGAGGGAATTGGTCTATTTGCCTCAATTCTCATGTAATCTACAGGTATAGTTGCCATTTTATTTTCCTATTATCTATTTAGTTTTCTAGGGGTGTAATGAAGTACAACACCCGATAAATTATGTCCTAAATCAATAGCCGTATTAGAAAAAACGACTAGCCCAATGTTTGTTCCACTTCCTTGTATGCGTATTTCTGGTTGGGAAACTATCTTCCCATCGTAATAAAATTCATTCCAAATAGCTTCATCCCAGTAACCACCTGCACCTTGTAGTTCTTCATATTTAAGAAGATGGGTGGCGATACTTGGATCAGCATAAGAAAATTCTGGATTAAAACGAATATATGAGTAACCTACGGTTGAAAGTTCAACTTCAAGTTTTCTAAATCGTTTAATTGCTGAGGGTGATTTTACATTATTAAACGCTGTTCTGATATAGGCTTGAATAGGTTCGCCATCAAAAGATGATCCGGTATTAGCTACATAAACGTACCCATCTTCGTCACCAAGTAGAACAATATCTCGACCACTTGCGTCCTCACCGTTCCACGCATAACTCACATTAATCGGGTAAGTTAATTCTGAAAAATCATGACCGGTAGTTGCCGCGCCTGTTTGACTGGTGCCTGCGCTCATTGTCATGATGATACCTGTACCATCATTTGCATAAAACCTTACTTGATTTTTGCTTTTATAAATAGCAGTGCCAACAATTTTTTCTCGGAAACGATCAATCACAGGTTGGATAGTTCGGCTAACGGTATCATGTTCAAATCCACCGAATACATAAGACGGTACAATACGAATAATTCCCTTGTCATCAAATGAATAAAGTGAACCAAGATTCATTAAGCCATAATGAATTGCGCCAATATCTGGGGAAATCAAATCTGCTTTATATAAATTACTCTGATTATCAATAGATACTTGCCAAAAACTATCTCGACACGCAACAGCAAGAACCCCGCCGACAATTGGACTCATTCCTGTAATAGTATCCCCGAATTCTTGAACATCTTGAAAGCCTAAACTTGTTGTTCTAAAGTCATGAGGATTACCTACTGCTGAAAACAAAGCTGTTCCAAAATAAGATAATACAAGTTGTCCGTTTACCGCTGCAATAGTGGTTGGAGCGTCAATAGTGACTTGAGTTCTAATAGGAATGTAAACATCCCCGTCAAACTCAAAGGCACGATTTAATGAATCTGCACCATATAGTTTTTTACCATCAGACGCGGCTGAAAAGTTATGTTGAACAAATTGATAATTACCGCCTTGCAAAATAGTAATTTGAGTAATAGGATTAGTAGCCACACTGTCCACAACAGCTATATCAATAATACCTACTCGAATAGTATCAGCGGCATTATTTGTCCATGTGCCTGTTACGTTTGTAACAATAAATCGTCCGGTATCGCTTCTCAAATTAATTGGATCGGAATGAAGCGCCCATTGGCTATATGTGCCAGAGCCTGTTTTAGCAGTAATATTAATAACAATTTGATTAGTGCTATAAGAAGTGATTGTACCGTTCAAGTAGTTAGTTGGCGAAGCAATTGCAGTAATTAAAATTGCTTGACCTGCAACGTAGGCTTTTCCGGTTTGCGTAGTAAAAGTATGTGAGCCTAATCCCATTGTATTTGTAGAATCACTGGTGGCATCCAAATCATCTAAACTTTGCGATGTTTCAATTACTTGGCGCTTAACAGTTGCCGTTGCGCCAGAATTCTTTTGATTAATAACAACGCCATCAAGAACATCTAATATGCAACTTTTAAAAGGTAGCGATTTGAATAAAGTAATTTGTTGCCATCCGGTAGAAGTAGACTTCCAAATATCGACTGCCGTTCCTGCCGCGTTATCTCGAAAAGCATAAGCAACGCCTTTGTACATACAGACGCCGCGAAGCACCCCACTACCAGTTACAGCAGTAATATCGGCACGATAATCATCCGCTACTAAGCCAAGTGCAGTAGCATGACCAATACCTGTAGGATGTCCGTCTTTGGAAGGCAGGATAGTTAAAGCGCCTTTTACAACACCACCGACTTTAAAGTTCTCAAGAACAAATGTTCCCGTCACTCTATCGATAATGAGATAAGTGGATTCAACCTGTAATACTTTGCCTGTAGCCGCGCTTGTAGCGCCTGTAATTGTTTGACCTACTGTGACTGCCGCTGAGAACGTGCAAGGGCAGTAGTAGTAACTCTGAGCGCTAGGAGAAGGTCTGCCGTCAAAACGCTCATAACCATCAATACGACGATAACCGCCGAGCGAATTACACTCATAATTATTGATCGAAATACATTTACCTGCATCAATAGTAAGAGGTGGCGATACCAAATCAAGACCACCGGCAAAACGCGAGTATTGCGTAAGGGTTTTAACATCCGGTAACGCATTCATTCTCATGCGAGTTCTTCCGAAGCAGTGGGGACAGGACAATTAAACTGTTCAAGTTTAAAAAGTAATTTACGATATTCAATGTTACCGATGGCGTAAAGCTCTTGAGCATTAAGTTGTGTTGCAAAATACATCAATGCTCGCCAAACCACGATCATGTGAAAACGTGATTGGAATATAGGAGTATCGGTATCGTTTACTAAGACAGAAGGATTTTTATAATACTCGCCTTCTACCGTGTAAACATTATCTGGAATAGGATAAAACGTAAGGGAATTATCCGCAGGCTTTATTGTAAAATGTGTTGGGAATCCGGTTTGAATACGCGCATTCCCAAACATGAATAAATCTCTAAACTCATCCCATTCAACAGGTATTAAATATTGTTCACTGACAATACCATTTGCTGTCAAATAGATGCGCATAGTTTCTGGCGACCATTCACTTAAATCCGTTAAACTGATAGCGGTTTCAGAATAATTATTTACACCGTTAATGGTATTGAATGACATATCTCCCCGTAGGAAATCCCAATTGGCGTGTTGTAATTGAATATCTGCATACGCAGTATTGATGTAATCAACAGCTTGTTTATATTCACCCTGTTGATTTGCCGTTGTGATGAGTCCTGCACCAGAAATATCTGCTTCAGATAAAAGGCGATTAACGAGTTCAAGAAATGTCATGGTTTAATTCCAGTACGGTTAATAAATTATTGTGACAATACAGTCGTCAACCATTGATATCCACGGGGATTAGGGTCTTTAATCACACTGAATGGATATTTTTGCGATGTGTTACGAGAAATCAAATTCACAGGATTTTCATCGTTAGTATTAGGCGCAATAGTAATGAAAGTATCTGATTTTGCTCTTGCTAAAACTTCGATATATTTACGAGCAACGGCAATAGGTTTTCCCACTTCAAGCCATTCAATACGACCATTAACAGCTACGTCAACAAAACGAGGCGCATATCTATCTGCTGAAGGCTCAATACGAATAGTAACTTTTTCTTCCATGAACTGAAGCTCATCAAGATAATCTAAATCGATACCACTTGTTTCAACAATAATTTCTTCATTGTCACGAATATCAACAAGACTGTCTTCCAAATTAATGGTAGGTTTTGCTCTGCCGCGTACTTCTTCTGTATGTAATTCTTTTTGAATTGCCATGATTAAACTCCAATAAACTAAAAAATAGCAGTGTGCCTAAAAGACACACTGCCGGTAACACTTAACCCGATACGCGAACCGACAAGTTTTTACTTGCCAAAATCATCGCAGTGGTTGCATTTTGCGATAATTGAACTGTGCGCTCACGAACTAAAATTGAGTTAGCAGAAACTAAGGTGCGAGTACCCGCAGCAACGGTTTTGATACATACGTTGTCATTAGTTACTGCTGTACCGCTACCTGCGCCTACACCAGTTGCTGTAAATGTTACACCAACAGTATTAGACGGTGCGCCGATTGCAACATAATCAGTTGAGCCAACTGTTGCAACTGTATAAACAGTACCTGCAACAAATGAACCAGCCGATACGGTAACAGTAACACCTTCGAACCATTCAAATTTAGAAAGGTCAGTAAAGTTTTCTACGCAAACGTAACGTGGCTTACAGCCAATATCTAATTCAACATAATCCGCCGCAACAATAGTTGTTGCGTCAAATGATAAACGAATGAAAGTATCAAGTTGTGAATCTTCATCGTTTGTTTTACTGGTCACTACATAAGTTGTATTTTCAGCCATTTCAAAATCCTCTGAGGAGTGCGCCAAGAGTTAACTTGGCGCAGATATTAATTAAAGTGATTTAACGCCGGTATAGCCTAAAGCCATCCATTGGTTGTTTTCAATCATCACACCTTTCCACCAGATTGAACCGGCATAACCACGTTGACCGTGTGGATCAGATTTAGTTTTTTCACCCGCTGGGATGAAAGTAGGTGACATTGATTCTTTACCGCGTAATGCAATTTGCGAGAACGCATCTTGAGCAAATACGAAATAAGGATATACGTCAATGCTTGTGCCTAAAGTTGATTGGCAACCAGTTGAACCGATAGCCGCACCAGCGCTCAATTGAGCAGGTAAATCTGGTGAAGTAATGAAACGGAAACGCTCAACGCGACCAATTTCATTTGGCATTGGAGTACCACTTGCGTATTGTGATGTTGGAATAAAGCCAGCAATATCACGCAAATCGGGTTCTAAGTCAGTGTGGCAAACAATCACATAACCGCTTTCAACAGGTTGAGTAGCGATATTTGGTGATGCTTTTAATGTGTTAGTTACAGGGCGAGCATGGTTAGCTTGCATTGCTTTAGTGATTTTACGGATATTTGCTAATTTCAAATAGTCGTTAACTGTTGCAATAGAAGTACCTGTACCAGAGTAGAATACGTTAGTACACGCTTTTAAAGCACCGAATAGAATCATTTCGTTAACAAGCGCAACACGCTCACCAACTTGTTCCACCATTGCTTTAGGAATATCATCTTCGTACAAATCAGCCACTTTATCAGTGAAGCTGTATAAGCATGAGTATTGATTGATTACCGCAGTAATGTCTTGCGCTACAATAGTATCCGCTTGCGGTGTAACACCTTCTTGCGTTAAGTGTGCGTTAGCCATTGCCGCGCCACGATCACCAGATACGTTTTGGAAGAAGACATTTGGATTACCAGCAGTCGCGTTATAAGGAACATAACGACGTGCCACATAAGTTTCACTTTGGTTTTTAGGCAAAGAAATTTGACGACCTTGTTTTGCTAATACTTCTAGCGCAACAGCGTGTTTTAAAATCTCGCCTTTGAATTTGTTAATTCTGGCGGGAGAAGTGTTATAACCTTGAATAGCCATTTTAAAGCATCCTTACGTCATCTCGACGTTATTAAATAAAAGTAAGTTAGTCTGTATTAAACCCTGCTTCAAAATCATCTTCGTAATTTTCATCAAACCCACCTGTGCTTTTTGGCATAACTGCCGATTCAAGTCGTTGATTTTTCTTACTTTTTTGTTCTTGATACAAAGCCTTGTCACGTTTATAAGCGCTAATTGCAGCGGAAATAAAACCAGAATCCCATGTAGTATCAAGTCTATCTTGAATATCCGCAGGTAATTGGTTCTTCCAACCGTTGAAATCTTGTGATTGTGCAATCGATTCCCAATCGGGATGCTCTCTCGTCACCATCTTCATTTCAAAATTATTTTCTATTTGAGCGACCTTTTGCTGCAAAATGTAATCAATCTGATTTTGATCGATGCCACCACTTTGTTGCTGTAAAGGTATCTGCGATAAATCCCTAGCTAAAGCGTTTGCGAAATCTTCGCCAAATTCTTCTCGCATATTGGAAAACATCTCAGCAGTAACTTGGATAGGTTGAGCTTCTCTTGGTTGCGCGGACGATTGAGCCAGTGCTTCAAGACGCTTAACTTCTCGGTTAATCTCGCCAATTTTGCCAAATAATCTTTGGTTGTTTTGTTCAAACAATTCACGAATCTGTTCTTCAGAAAACGATGGATTTTGTTCAATGATTTCTTGAATTACTTCTTCTTTGTGTTCGTTGGACGAATCTTCGCCGAACTCCTCAAAGCCATCAGCAAACGCATCATCAATTTCTAATTCAATGCTTTCTTCTTGTACTTGTGATTCTTCCATTTTTACTTCCTATGCTTTCGCATTTTAGTCGCAGGGCATTTGCTGTGCGAGTTACAAATTGCAGGGGATATTACTCGCCTACGGGTTTTTCTATAGACAGGAGATTCTTAATTTCAAGTATCTGCCCTCTAAGTCTATCTGTTACATCCTGTGATTGAGGATTATCATTCTTTCTACGCAATTCATCCAGTCTTGCAATATGATATTCTCTAATTGCAATCCATGTGGGAGAATTTGTATCTACTTTAGGTTTTTCGATCATTTACTACCTTCAACTGTAGTTCCATCTGGTAATAAAACATAAGTGCCTTTCTTTTCATAATTTGCAAAATATTCTGCTAATTTCTCTGGTGATGTATTTTTTAAATTATGTTCCGAAGGAATAAAAAGATTTTGGTCTTTTCCACCACTTACCCATTTCCCACCTTTTTCAAATTCATTTGAATACTGACTTTGATCTGAAAAAGTAATATGACTTGGCATTTTAAAAGTATCTGGATAATGGGCGTCCTCTCCTTCACGAGCTTTTATTTTACCTTCTTTTAACGCCTGTTCATATCCAGAGTAATCGTAATCTTTATTTGATGGGGGAGCTTGTTTTTCACCGACTGCTTCAGATACTAATTTCCCAACTTCTTTATTAGATATTTCATCTTTATTTAAAATAGTTTCTAACGCAGCCTTTACTTCTTTTTTATCGGGAGTTTCTTCACCACTATAAGCATTACGTAAAAACATTATCGCACGTTCTTCATCAGTAGGTGGAGATTGCTTTTCTGGAGGACGAGTTACATATTCTTCCTCTTTGCCATAACCTTCTTTAAAATCTTTTTCAGTAGTATCTTCAGCCATAACTATCTCTGATAAGCCTGTCCATTTGGCGCTCTACCTGCCGGTTCACTGGGAGGAGTTAACACCTGTTTAGATAATTGCGTTTGTACGTTTAATTTTTGAGCTGTTTGCGCTAATTGAGATTTGATTTCAGCAACACTGATTTGAGTCGATTGTGATAATTCCATAATCTTCATGTCGCGTTCCATCTGCTTCATTTGAATCTCATGTTGACGGTCAATTTCAGATTGTTGTGCTTTAAATTTCAACTCTTGCATAGCGAGCGTTTCTTTAACTTGCATCTCCGCCATATCAGTAGATTGCAAGAATTTCGCTTTATCCATCTCACCAGCAGCGCGAACTTTAGCCACTTCAATCTGACCTGCGACTTTGGGATCTTGTGGCGGATTTTGTTGAGCTTGCGCTTGCATCTGTTTAATTTCTTCTTCGCTAAATTTAAAGCGTTTACTATCAAGGCGTTGCGCTTTAAATGCTTCATCAATCCATTTAGCAGGATTGATTTGGAACGCAGGGTTCATCACAAGAGCGCCTAATTGCATAATGGCTTGATGCTGTGCATCGCGCTCAAACAGAACTGTTGAGCCACGAGCTTCAATATTAAAGTCACCTTTCAATTGCTCATCACCGTAAAGCATAATCCATTCATAGTAACGGGTAATGTGTGGAACAGTGACGCGATCATCAAAGTTACGAGCAATGTTTCTGCGAATAGTTCCTGCGTTATTCTGAAGCATGGTCATACCGCCAACAGTATCTGGCGCATTGCCTTGTTGACCTTGTAGCATCATCGGTAAGCCGGTAATGTCCTCAGCCATTTTCAGCGCGTACTGAATGATCGCCATCAAGTCCTGTGTGATGATAGGGATAATGATTGAGCTTATCGCGCCACGCGCATCTTGAATAGGGGAATCGGGTGATAATCTAAGTAACGCACCGCTACCCACTTCAACTAATCCACCATCAGCCGATTCAACCCCATCAGCAATAATTGTGGTCGGTCTACCACCTTTACCTGCATTATCAAGTAAATTACGAGTAGCCGCGTTGATAATGCGTTGAGGTTCTCTTACTTGACGTGCAACACCGATACCTGTCCAAGTATCACACATGGGTTGCCACACCATTACATCGTAAGGAAACTCACCGCTTTCCAGTGGGTTCATGGTAGCTTTGATAACGCGATTATTGACAATGATAACCACAACATCATAAGTATCGCTATCACCACAAGTACAATCAGCAGCTTCAAGGTCATCCTTAGTAGCTTCACCATAGTAGTACCACACTTCAAATCTATCGCCAAAGTTAGTCTTATCACGTTTCTTTTCTAAATCGTCGTCAGCACCTTCTTTAAGGACTAAATCAATTTGAGAAGAAATGTAACCTTTTGCTTTGCGTAAATTACGCAATTCTTTTTTCGTAATATAGTCACGTTCCCAAACAAAACTGCCACTGTGAATATCATCTCCACACGCAGGATCGGGATAAAAGTTCCTTACATCAATGCGTTTTGATGCGGGGCGAATTTCAACAACCTTAACATCAGCAACACCTTCTGCTTGCATTTCACCTTGAGGTGTCGGCATTTGTTTTTGAAATAACTTATGTACAGAGTTTTGCTCATCAATAATTGGATAACAGCCTTTAACAACACCTGTACCCAGAATAGCTGAATCTCGAAGCACTTTACGAACTTCACGATTCCAATGCGCTTCAACAAGCCAATCTTCGATTTGTTTTTGAGCTTCTTCTGCTTTTTTCTTTGCGTCTTGTTTAATGGTTTCTTCAAATTGCTCAACAGGCATTTGCTGATTCTTATACATGACGACACCAACATCAACAGGTTTTACTTGCAGTAATTCCATTGTGGCAGGTTTAGGCGTTGGGCGAACTTCAAAATTTGCGTCATCAACTGGAAGGAGCATATCAGCAAGTGACATAGCAGCAATATCTGTGTATTGCTTGGTGATATTCATAAACACGTTTGAGCCAGTGCGCTTTCTATTTACACGCGAATAGCCGCCACGATCTACAAGATTTTTGGTAATGGATGTACTGACTTCACCGCGATTGGCATCATCAATACCTTCATAATATTCACTATCTTGATCCCAAATTTCTTCTATGCCCGATTTCTTACGAGCTTGGATAGCCTTCTGTCTTTTGGACAAAAGTGCTTTTCCGAATCGGTCTAGTCTGTCAATTTTAGAATCGTCTATCATCTCTTAGTTCCAGTTAAAGGAGTTTGCTCTGTCATCACGACATGGCGTAACATCATCTCGACGTTAATTATAAAGCATTTTAGATAATTTCGTTAATAGTTGCTTTCGCAATATCAATGGCAGTATCTTGAGGGATTTCACGAATATTTTCAACGTGTTGTGCTGCACCTGCAATATCACCATGTGACACGTCAGTAACTGCGCCTTGCGCTTCGTCAACAGCCTTTTTAGCGCTATCTGAAACCTTGTGAACCATATTATCAAAAAATGACATCGTTATCTCCAATTAAATTAATATCCAACACCGCTATCATACGGTTGCCATCTTGGCGCAGCAACAGGAGCGCGTCTATCTTCATTGCTTAAACTCTCAGCATTGACTGCTAAATATCTAAAGGCATCTGCACTATGACTATAAGTATCATGGAGTGGTGCGCCTGCTTCATTTGTTCTTGGGTTGATACTTCGACGGTAACGCTTTAAACATTCGAGCAATCGAATTGCGTGTACCTTATCGAAATAACATTGCGAAAACATTAAACGAGCCGCCTTAATTCCCGATTCAATTGGCATATTGGGCGTGATCTTTACTTTACGTCCAAATGCTTTTAAAAGTTCTTCTGTACTTTTGCCGGTTTTAAAATCTTTAGTACGTCCGTCATGCGGCAAGTAATCATATCCCCAATTATACTTCTTACTATTCAATAGTCCAGCATAATAATCTAAGGTCTTGTGGTCATCCTCAATACTTTCGATAATGCGAATCTCACTTCGGACTTTTTGCACCAAAAGAATGGACATTGAGTCGTTCCAACCCAAATCCCAAATAGCATGAACTTTGAGTAATGGATCATAAGGTACATTACAAATTCTACCGTGCATCGTTGCAGCGTTAACTTCATTTGCATAAATCGCACCTGTGACCGCACTACGACATTTACCAAGCCAGATGTTATCATAATCCTCTGGGTTAGTTTCCATGCAATGTAGGCGCTCTGCTTCAAGCTCTTTAGGGAAATAAGGATTGTCACTAAAGTTCATTTCAACAACAGTTGCACTTGGCGCAGGATTAAGTACAAATCGCGTATAAGTATCATCCGTATCTAAATCTGGATTGAAACTCACCCAAATCTCAGAGTCATCTTTACGAATAGTGGGAATGAGAATATCCCAACTTTTTTTACTTACGGTTTGCGCTTCCTCTACCCATACAATATCACAACCCTCAATAGACTTGATAGATTCAACTGTATGTTGCGCTAAACCGGCAAACATAAATAGTGAACCGTTCATACCACGAATCTCTGTTTCAAGAACAGTAAAGAATGCACCAAGTCCAAGTCGTTGAATTTGATCGGATAAAAGCAAATGCACCGATTGCTTGATACTCTTTTGAACTTCCCGTGTGCATAATACGCGCATGGGCTTTTGAGCCGCTAAAAGTATCAATGCTTGTGCAAAGTTATAACTTTTTCCAGACCCCCTTCCTCCGTGTGCTACTTTATATCGTTTCGGAGCAAACAAGAATTGAAGTTTCTCTGGGAAATGTACATCTAGGTTTTCAGCCATTATTTATTGTCGTATCGGATTTAATGAAGTTTAAAGTAATACATGGTAAATCAGCACCATCCTTACCGCTGTGTTCAATCTTATCAACGAACATACCCATATTCTTAGCAAGTAATTCACTGGCTCGAATACGCGCATCTAACTTAATATAATCACCATTTTCATCTTTGTTACTGCGGACGAGTTTAGTCCAAAATTCCTGTATCTCAAAAATAGATGCGATATTAGCCGCGTACTGTTCTCGAATCTCGGTAACAATCGCATGATGACTGGAAGTCACTTCTCCCATTTCTTTCCACGCGGCTTGCACATTAGGATTATTGAGAAGGGTATAGGCTTGTTTACTTGCCGCCTTATCTGAATATCCCGCTGCAATAGCCGCTTTAGTACCGTCCTGCCCATTACCTAAGTAATGGGTCAAGAAAGCACGTTGCTTGGAAGTGAGCTTGCTTAGAGCTTCAAAATCCATATTACATCATCGCAGGTCTAGTTGGTTTACCCATAGGCGCGGCTTGTGCTGGCGCACCGCCCATACCCGTACCGCCTTCTTCACCGCCAAAGCCTTTAGTAAATAATGACTCAGCGCTTGCTGATTCCCCACCTTCTAAAAGACCTTTGGCAATTTTCAAAGCATCGTTAAGGTCACGCGCTTTTTGAACACCTGCGCCCATACCTTCTGCCATACCTTCCATTGCGCCTTCACCACCTTCAGCCATTTGCTCTTGTTGGTTTTCAGTTTCAACAGTGTATTGACCTTGGGCATCGCGTGTAATTGTAACTGCTAATTCTTCCATCTTCTTTTCCTAGTTAAAGGGCGCTACGGTATGTAGCGCCAAGTGATTACTACTGACGTTGATTATACTGGTAACTGTATTCAATCAATAGTTGTTTTTCTTCAGCTTCAAGCTCTTTGACTAATGCTTTATCGCCTTCAACTCGCGCTTCATCTTGCTTATCTCGCAAATCTTTTACCTCTTTGATAATTGATTTAGTTTCATCGTAGAAGTCGAGCGTAGGTTGATGTTTACTGGTAAATTTATCAGTAGCTTCATCATCGCCTAATTTTTCATATTTTTTAAACTTATCGTAAATATCTTTTGCTTCTTTGCGCTGCGAATTATAAACACGACGATAAGAGTCAATAGTGTTTTCTTTAACAAAGCCAGATACGATAGGTAAGTTACTCACATTCATTTCGTCAGTATTTATTGAAGAAGTATAAATAGAGTTTACAAACTTATATAACTGGGTTGCCGCTGATCCACCAAGTGAATTTGTCAAATACTTCATTGTTTCGGGCGATACATCCACAAAGCCAGATTCCACTTTTGTTCCACCTGTCACTTTGTTCATCCATTTAGCAAAGTCGGAATACATCGTACCTCTTGTTGTAGACCATTCTTTTTCGCTATCTGGGATAGTGGTGTTGTAAACATCTTCTGGGTAAATAGGTTTACCCCATTGATTTCTATTACTGGTAATAGAATAAAACGGTTTTAAAATAGTAGGTATAAAACTTGCCGCTAAGTCTTTGTTATCCCATTCCCCCGATGCCATTGGATTAAAATAAGAGAAATTAGTAAAGAAAGAAGCAGTTAATTTATTAATTACTTTTTCTGGATCGCCACCTAATTGAAGTCTAGCGATTGCTGTACCAAAATCTTTAAAGAATGATAGACCGTAAGCAAGTTTAGCATTTACTCGAAGTCCAGTTTCCTCATCTAATTTAATACCAACGTATCTGGTTTTTTCTTCTTCGGGAATTAACTCATCATCCCCATCATCTCCACCAAGTAGCGCTAGTAAATATCCAAGCATTACATAAGATGAAAGTATCGCAGTAGCTTGTACTTTATGCTCTCCTCGAATCGTAGCATCAATCAAATTTTCAGTACCTTGAATAGCCGCATTAAAGAATAAATAGGTTGCACCGAGTTCTCTACCAGCAATACCGCGTCGATTAAAGTTAATGGTTACATTTCGTGAAAGTTTAGCCGCTTCCTGTGGTGTCATACCGTTATCAACAGCGACTTTAAATGTAGATAAACGAGTTGCTGTTTCAGCGACATCGCCTAGATACGCTAATAAGTTAGCTAATTTATTATCAACTATTGCTAATTTTAATTTATCAAGCGGATACTCATAAAACTTGGTATCCATCATTTTTGATTTTAAAACAGCCAAATTAAGCTCATCTGCCTTTTTTTCAATACTTGAGATAAAGGCTGTTCCCGATTTACCACCGTTATCAAGATAAGATTTAATTACTCGATTCCATTCCGCATTATCTGTCGACCCTTTTGCAATGTATTTACCAATTTGTATTGCCGACATTGGCGTTTTTAATAAAACAGTACCTGCATATTTAAATCCTTTTCTAGCTGTATTGGTGTATAACCCAACTGCCGGATCAACCCATACCCCATTGTTAATAATGAATACAGGATTCCAAATTGTAAAAGCATGGCGCAAAAATCTACCAAAAGCAGCCATAAACTTAAACATGGAGTAAATGTTCTCATCCCCTAATCTATTAAACGCTTGTACAAATTCTGAATCATTAACTGTAATACGAACTTGTTTACCATTACGCCAATAAGATATTTCTTCATTTTGGTCATAAGGTTTTTTCATCAAAGTAACTTGTGGTTCACCACCTACTTTGATGATTTCGTATTCACGTTTAGATTGTCCTGTTCGCGCTGTTTCTGCTTCAACGTAGCGACGGGCATCTCGTAATGTATCGCGTTGTCCAATTTCACTACCGTGGAAATACATGACGTATTGCGCTTTGGCTTTACCCATAATAGGTTTCATTGGAGTAACTTCAGTTTCCCATAAATTAGCGTCGGGATTATCTTCAATTAACTTGTAAAGCACTGATTGCACATACATTTTAGAAGAACGAATAACTGCTCTTTCTAAATTCATAACAATGTTTTCAACAATTTGACTAGCACGAGATTGGCGACCTAGCATTTTTCTATCGAATTTACCTGATATAGAAAAGCCTTGTCCGATATTTCCACGACTAGATTTTTTAGTTGCTTTACCAGTAACTTCATCGACTTCTTCAAAACCCTTCATTGGAACATGATAATCTGACGCATTATCCCATTCCTCTGCTTGCTCTGGTGAAATGTCACCCGATTGCACTAAGATTCGTTTAACTATGTTTTGAATGTTTTGCCAATCATCAACTAACTTTTCAAACTCTGGGTATTTATCACCCATTGTTTCTTTATATCTTTCAATAATAGCCGCTGACTCTTTATCAGTCATACCGCTACCACCTTCACCTAATTTGCGGAACTTAGGATTGATGGATTGAATATACGCATTACGACTAGGAGCGCCTTTAGCATAAAGAAGTAAACCAATTTCATCTTTGTTTACATTCATTTTCGCCATTCTATCAATTAGCGGTTGAATAAAACGCTCTTTAAGACTTTCCAATTGGTTCGCTGCGATATTACCAGCCGCTTCCATAGCAAGAACCACGTCATTGCTTTCATCAACTTTGCCGCCTTGTTCTCTAATCTTATCCATGACAATGCGGATTCTCAATAAATCATCTTGAATCCATTTGCGCATAAATTGGAACTTGGTTTCAGCAGGTAAATTGAAAAGGTTTTCTTCGTTTTGAGCAAGGCTGAATTTTACATTCCCAGTATCTTGTCGTTGCGCAACCAACATCTCTGGTGCTTTACGCAATGTCGCTTCAGCAATATAAAGCAAATCTTGATCGCTTAGATTATTTGCCCATTGGATAAATCCTAGCTTTTGTGAAGCAGGGAACATTTTACTCATATTGCGAAGTGCATTTTTGAGCCATGCTTTGAATCTTTGAACAATTTTGAGTTTAGGCGCATATTTAATTAAATAGGCAAGCGTTTCTTCGCGCAAATCTTCTTGAGGAGTATCTGCATCTAACGCATCTTGTCTACCTTTAACAGCCGCTGGGTTTTTAACTTTCACTAAGTTATCAGTTTCTTTTAAGAAATTTTCAAATTCAGCTTCATTAGCTCCCATTTTAAGCATATGCACACTAACTTCGTGCATCATTAAATAATGTAAATCTGTGGCTTTATCAATGTTGTCTGCAACAAAATAAGTTTTACCGTCAGCAGGATTATAGAATGCTTCAATATCACCGTTTTTGCTGTACTTAATATCAAAAGGTTGCAATACTTCATTTTGCCAAACACCTTGAAAGCCAATACGTTTTCTATCAATACCTTCGCGGTTAACTACTTTTTGCCATGCAATAGATCGCTCAATACTTTGTTTAACATCAAAACCTTTATAATCGTCCTTTACCCATTCCCATTTATGGTGATAGATAGCTTGTTTATCTGGGTTTTTATTTAAATCTACCGTCCGTATTGTCCCGTCTGGTTCAACTACAATTAAATTACCGTTAATGGGTTCGGGCGAAGTATCAAAATCGGGCGAATTAAAAAATCCAATTGCACCAGTTTTAGTATTATAACGAATAAGGTTATATTCAAAATCATCAATACGTTCTTTAGCATCCGCTAAATCGCCTTGTGGGAGAACCCCTTCATAATCTCTATGAAGATACACCTCATCCCCCATTTTTTTACCGACACCAAATTCAGAATATCTTTCTCCTGCGCCTAACTCTTTTGCTTCTTTTCTAAGCGCTTCTGTTTCAGCAGAACCAATTTCAACTTTTTCTTTTTTAACAGGTTTTAAAATTGAATCTAAAATAGGTGTGCCGCCAGATTTTTGAATAATTACCGCGCTTGCACCATAGCCGTTAATTTTTCTAACATCAAAATCTGGAAGTAATTCTTGAACATAAGCAACTAACTCGTCTGGCTCAATGCCTTTTTGATAATTAGTTTGTTCAACGCCTTTTAATTTACGAGTAACATAAAAAGAATTGGGTTCTTCACCCGCTTTTGAATTTGCAGGTTTAATGGTATCGACATCACCTTTCCAACGACGACTACTAATTACGCCAACACCTCCATCTTTTAAAATTCGCCCAATATTTTTTACAATATCATCTCTAATTGCTCTTGGGACAACATTTAATACGTTTAAATTTACTACCGCATCTTGACTACCGTCTTTAATATTATCGGCATTTGTAAAATCGGGTTCGTCTGTTAATGATTTTGCCCAATTTTCTGGGAAAGGCTCGTAAGATTTTACATTTACATCCATTCCCTTATTAGTCAACGCTCTAAAAACACTTGCCGTACCACGTCCTTTCCCCGCACCATAATCCAATATGTTTTTAAGGTTTGGTATTTTTGCAAATAAGTTTCTAGCAACAGCGGCATACGCCCCCATTGTTGTATCAATTTGGGTGTTTGCTGCGGAACGATCTCCAACTAATGCAAATTTAGTTCCGGTAGATTCTTCAATAATCGCTTGTGCTTGCTCATCAGAGATAATCTCAAACATCCCTGTACCAAGTAACTTATCAGTCCATCCTTTACCGTAAGCATCGTCACCGGCTTTGGTCAAACCTTCTTTTAAAGATTGCTCGGTGTGAGTATTGGTAGCGGCTTGTCGATTTTTTCCAAACAGTAAATCACTAAAGTTTAAAAGCGCGTCACTGCGGCTTTGCGCATCACCTTCGGTATAACGCTTAATTTTAGTGATACCATTAGCATTTAGGATTTTAACCGCTTCATCATACTCTTTACCTTTTGGAACTAACGCACCAGAGAATTCGCCAATATCAACAGCTCGCCCAATTTTCCCTTCAAAATAATGCGCAGGCATATTTTTGAGTTTATCTAAGAAACTGTACACTTTGCTCATCGTTTCTTCGGGTACATCTTGATACGATTCTTTAAATGCCCGTAAGCCTTTTGATACAAGATCACTCAATGCGTCCGTCGCGCTAGGATCAGAATAATCAGAGTACGGTCTTAATTCATCTGAAATAGAATTAAATTCAGATTCTAATTCTTCTTTTAATTGCGCTAATTTTTCATCACTAACAATATCTCCGCGAGCATCTTGTATTTGCTTAACAGTTTTAAATTGTTTTGCGGTATATGCGCGAATTGTACCTATCCCATAACTAACGTTTTCACCGCCTTTTATGGTTTTAGTCATTAGCTTCACAACCGTGTCGAGATTGTGCGGTAAATAAACGCGCTTACCCGAACTGGTATAACCATTAAAAATACGTTCGTCAGATACAAGATTACTGTAATTTTCAACTAGCCATTTTTCATATTGAGTTTGATTGGTTTTTTCACGAATCAATTTAGAAGTCGCATAATCATCAATTGATTTTTGCGCTCCTTTTTGATCTCGAAATTCTTTAATTGCATATTGATAATCAAACGCTAAGTTTGATGCCTGTTGGCTATCGATTTCAATATAAGGTTTTGATGTGCCTAAAGTTTCATTTCGTTTTTTAATAGACTCATTAAAAATATCCACAACTGCTTGTACAAATGTAGGGTCATTTTTCAATTCCATTGCATCAATTTTTGAAGAAACAAATTTCTTCATACTAGCAGGTGGAGTTTTGTTGGGTCTATATTGAATTTTAGGCGCTTTGCCGATTGACTTTAAAAACTCATATTTTAAAGTCACGCTATCTTGCAATCCTTTTAACACTCCTCTATCTTCAATAGACGATGCGTTAATTAAACCTCTATAGCCAATTGCTTTTGCTAATTCTTTAGTATCGTCTGATAACGATTCATTTGCATTATTAAGTGCTTTAGAATCAACAACATAAGTTACTTGGGGATAACGTGGAGAATACACATCTGCATTAAAGTATTTATTTTTAGCGTTTACTTCTGGGGCAAATTGTGAGGTATCCCCAATTAAAGTAATTTCACCAAAGCCACTTAGCGGATATTTTTGATTAACTATTGCTACACTAGGTACAGCGATACCGCCCATTTTGTCGGCATGGGTCAAATTACTTAAGCTGAGATTGTGAATAATAGCCAATGGGTTTTCATCTAAAACCTTTTTAGCTGTTTTGCTGAATCGAATATCATTTGATTCTTTGCTAAACGCACCCGTGTTTTCAGTAGCTGACTTAACTTGATTTGAATTAAATACAATATAATCGTTATCTAATTCAACGCCATTGAATTTAGCATTTATCAATTGGTCAGTTGTCAAAGAATCATATTCATCCCATCCTGCTATTTTTTTAATATCTAAAAATACCGGCATGAGTATATTGGTAGATGCAGCTCCCACATCTGCAATATTGTCTTTATCAGATGTGAACCAAAATAAACTATCTTGTGTTTTATTAGAATCGAATTCAGTAAATTTATCAGCGGTAGCATGATAAACCACCATAGGTTCGCCATTCTCATCAACAACCTTAGACGCATTTTCTGGATCATTTTCCCAATCACCAAACCACTCTTTAAATTCTGGCGTTCTGACTTGGTCGTATTGAACCGCGTTTAAGTTTGAGGGTTTACCGTTAGGCGCAAGGCGTTGCTGAGATTTGGCTTTGCTGAATTTTAAACTTGATGGTTTAATTAAATTAGGAATAGCCTTTGACATTTCATATTTAAAAATGTCGGTTCTTGAATAACCAAACGTAGGATGTGTAAATGCAAATTCATTAATATTTTTAGGAGCATCATCACGATACCATCGCGCTATCTCAGATGTTTTTGATAAATCCCCATAAACTTCTTTTATTTTATTAGCAATTTGTTTTATATCATTTTCTGAAAAATTAGATAAAGAGTTATCTATTGACATAACCCTAGAAACTTTATCAAGCTCCGTTTCAACTAACACGTTTCCTTTTTTATCAAAAGCCACCATACTAGGATAATCTAAAAAGTTTTTTGGGTTATTAAAAACTAGGTATTCATCGTTACTATTTTTAAAAATAGTAAATACACCCGTATTTTTAAATTTTTTAAATCCTAGATAATTTGCAACTTTTTTTGAAATTTCTAAATACTTATCGGTATATGTATCTGAGTCACTATTGATTTCTTCTAAAATCGCATTACGTCTATTTTCAAGAGTATCCCCTTGATACGACTCTCCTAGTAAAAATTTATTATATTCATACTTTTTGCGAAGCACATCTCTTTTTTCCCAAATAGCTGGGTAATCTTTTTTAATTTGACTAGCACTTCTGGAAGATACGTATTGCCCCTCAGTTATTGCTAATTCAATAGCGGCTCTATGTTCACGTTCAGCTTGTGCAGTAATTTTTTCAATATCACCATTAGGGTTACTTGCAAGTTTTTGTTTTACATATTCCTCTTTACTATACTCAAATATTTCTTTAACGTAATCAGATGTTTTTCTATTTTGATATTTGGGATTATAAGTTTCATCCCCATACCCTTTCTCAATAGTCACATTCGCCTGTTTAAGCGCTGCTGTGAGCGCTTTATTATCTTGGCTACCTAACTTAATGCTTACATCTTTTCTGCCCTCTAAAAGCTCTTTATAAAGCTCTGGCGCATAGGCTTTGGCTTTGACTGGGAAAACGTGCGCATAAAGATTAAATTCAGCCACAAGTTCTTTATCACTTGCTAAATAAGGATGATTAGCTTCCGCATCACCTAGAATTAATTCTTTAAGTGTAGCGCGTTCATCTTCAGTTAATTTGCGATAATTGAGCAATTGATGGTGAATAGCATGACCGAGTTCATGTAATGTGGTGCGATCAGATTGGCTTGTTTGATAAATAGCTTGTTCAACTTGATCGTAGAATCCACCGATATTGCTATCTGTATTGATTAATGAAACCGATTCGAGATTAGGGTATTGGGTTTCATAATCAATTTCAGTTTCATCAAATTTACTTTGAGCGCCTTTATCCCCATAGAACCAATGATTAGGATAAAGTTTTTTAAGCTCAAGTGGTGAGTTAGCAAGTTGCTCACCTTCAATTGTCACTTCACGCCCAACGGTAGCTTTGCCCTTACGTTCTGGTGCAAAAATATCACCAGAAGTTGTCATGCCTTTACCGAGCATTTCATCAACTACTGTATCAACTTCTAAATCAGCTTTACGTTTCTTTTCCGCTTTAATATCTGCAATGATTTTATCTTCTTCAGCTTGCGTCTTTGCATCTAAAATTGCGTTAACTTCTTCATTTGTATAGGTATTTAGAAGTTCATCTCGGTGTTGCTGTTCTAAATCATCCTCTCTATCGGCGAACATTTTGGCAACAGCATTATCAATGCCTTCATACCCATAGTAGGGTTTACCGTTTAGTGAGTCCCATAGTGCTGTTTCTAAATCATTTGCTCCATTGATATCACTAAAACCTTGTTCATTTAGAAGGGTTGCCATATCGTCAAATGTGCGAGAACGTGCGCCATTATTGAATAAACGAATATTCTTTTTATAGTCAGTAAATCCGCGATCCGCCATTTCAGTTCTATCAAGTCCTCCGAGTTTTCCAATTAAAACTTTGAGTTCTTCAGTTCCATTTACTTTATTTAAATTAGCCGCAGGGTTTCTTGGTTTTCTAGCCACTTGGTCTTCAGTGACAATACCGTATTTCTCATCGCCAAGTTTTACCCAAGTGTGAGTATCCTTAGATAATTCTGGATTGGTGCGAATATGCGTTTGCGCTCCTTGCGGACTAGTAAATGCCTTACCGTTCTTTCTAAGAATAGGATTATTAATTGTTCCTTTGGGTTCTGCTACTGGTGTTTCTGTTGCTAACGATTCACCAGCTTTCAATTCATCTAATTTTTTAGCAGCTAATAGCGATTTATTCAAACTCCCCGTTAAATGAGTAGGTCGTTTTTTTGAAGTCAAAATATAATCAGTAATTTCGTTTCTATATTCAGCAGGTGTACTTAAAATAATATCGTGAAACGATTCAGTTTTATTTCCATTTCTAGAATTATCTACATTATCAACACGTTGTTTTGCTTTTTCAATTTCTGCTACTGGTGTTTGATTTGTAACTTCAACGCTTGGTTTTAAATCGGGATAATCAGCTAACACTTCTTTGGGTACAGGCTTACCTTCATCAAGTGCTTCTTGAACACGTTCTTTATGAACTGCTAGTAATTCATCATACCGTTTTTTGTTTTGTTCAATAGCTATTTTACGAGAATTATCTTCAGACTTTTGCGCCCATTTTACATTGTAAGTAGGGTTCTTTTTAGATTGCGCTTTTTCTTTAACTAAGCTGCGAGTGCTATCTTTCTTTTCTTGCTCAAGTTCACTTCTAGTTTTTGCCCAAAATTCTTTTTGCCCAGACCATGTTCTGATTAAAACTTTATCAGCTTGTTCCTGTGTTAAGTTACCTAGAGTTACAGCATTGCGAATAGTATCGTCGTATGCTGATTCCTTAGCTGTTGGGAATCTTACTGCATATTCTTCACGAGTTAACTCATACAGTTTTTTATTTTCTGCTGTTGGAGTTTCTGCTACAGGTATTTCTGCTGTTGGCGTTTCTGTTACAGTAGCTTGTGAAACATCTTTGTTAATTCGATTAATTGCATCATTTAATATTTGATTTTTAGCATTAATCGATTTCAATTCAACATTCAAAGGTTCATTTAAAATCTTTCCAGCCAAGTATCGGTGATGACCATCTTGAATTTTTATTTCACCATCGCTATAAATAGTAGCCTTAATGGGTTCGCTCAAATCAACACTTTTTGCCCATTCTTCTTCAGATTTACCGCTTGCCTTTTGAGAACTAACCGCCCAATTAATTTCAGTTTGATTAAGTGGTTTTAATTCTTGCGGCATTATTTTACTAACTTCTTTTACATCACCGTAATATTTACCATTAGGTTCATTGTAATAAGTGGTTACAGGCATTTCTGCTGTTGGTGTTTCTGCTACAGGCGTAACTGTTTCATTTGGTTTTAATACAATGTATTCCTTACCGTTAAATTTGCTATTAAATGAAATACCATCATAACCTTGCTCTCTTGCTGTATTGACAAGGTCGTCCATTGAATTGGAAGGCGCTAAGCCAATTTTTTGTTTAGCTTCTGCCCAATTGTTAGCTTCAAGTACATTATTAAAAGTATGAGTTGATTTAGATATGCTACCTTCTTCACCAGCATAATCCTTAGCTATTTTTTCATCTGGTGACATAAATAGTGCATTACCAACTGTGGTAGTAACATCTTCAGTTGATTTCCCCTTTGGAACACCTCGATATAAATCCACTGTAATTGGCATTTCTGCTGTTGGCGTTTCTGCTGTTGGCATTTCTGCTGTTGGCATTTCTGGCGCTTGCTCAATCGGTGTAATCAAATTAGTGTAATGATCCCTTTGCGCCTTATTGAGCGAATACTTCTCACCTGTTGGGAGATATAGCATTCCGCCTTTAAGCTCTGCGCCACCTTGCGCCACTGCTTGACCAATAAAATCTAAACTTTCCTGTGTAGCGTCTAACTTATCTGGTTTAGGAGCGGGAGGCTCAATTACCGGTGGTTCAACTACAGGTGTTGCCGCTTGAATGTCTGCTTCATTTTGCGCTTGAGCGCGAGTAGTGTCATGTCCAAAGTTATTAGCTTCAACAATATTGGTGAACGTGTCGATAGCTTCTTGCGGTGTTGTCGTTTTATCCAGTTCTGTTGTGATAGTTTCATTGTCCACAATAGGCGCTGTGGTATCTACCGCTTCAGCAGGTGGGGTAGGGTTTAAATTCTCATCTCTGAAAATATCCGTATAGGCTCTTAGGTTTTCATTAACAGGTGTTTCTGTTTCCGCTTGAGTTTCCGCTTGAGTTTCCGCTTGAGTAGTATCAATAGGCGCTTGTTGTGGTTTACCACCAGACGCAGCAAAATAAGCATTGCGCTCATCTTCTGTCATGCCTTTGGCTCTATCGATTTCTTTTTGACGCAATATTTCATCGCCGGTTAATGTCTGAGCAGTTTGACCGGCAGTGCTAATAATAGCCTGTCCTCCGCCCATTGCAGCGCCTGTAACCAAGCCTATTGCCGCAGCGTTTGGTACACCTTCAAATAGACTTGGTTTATCTAACGCATAGTTTTCGATAATCTTTTCTACGGCAGATTGTGGCATTTCTTCCACTACACCTTCAATAGCCATTCCACCTAATATCTGTTTCGCCATATCGCGAAGTGATACTTCTGACGATTGTGTTCCTGCTGATAATGTATCAATATCAGATATGCCTAATTTCTTAGCGGCTACGCTACCGATACCAGCTAAGAACGCATCGGCTGCACCTGCGCCTACCGCTGAAGCTGATTGCTTTTCTGTAAGCAATCCATTATCGGTTTCTTGGCGTATCCCTTCAGCCTGTTGCCCTGCGCCTACTACAAACTCACCTGCACCTGCTCCAATTACACCACTGGCTTTGCCAAGCATACCAATACCTTTTACAGCGCCACCGATTGCACCACCTGCATAAGAAGCAGGTGCGGATTCAAGTGCAGTATTTAGTGTAGCTACTGGATTGGTTACTGCTGCTTTTAATGTGCCGCCAAATGTGTCTTGTGATTGAATCTCTTTTTGAGCCGCTTGTTCTTCTGGTGATTGTTGTGAGGTTAGATATTCTCTAGCCGCTTTGAAATCAATCCCCTTATCTTCCAAGTATTTACCTGTTTCGCCACCACTGGCAATGTCCGCAATACCTGTAATAAATTCTGGAACACCAATTACGCCTTTTGATAGTGCCATTGATTGATCGTAAGCATATCGTCTTACTGCACCAATAGGTGATGACTCTAATGCTGTTGCTACCTGTTTTGCAGATTGATAAGCAGGTGAGTTTTCAATATCAGTTCCCACCTGTTTGGCTTTATCAAATAACGATGGCTGTTCTGTTTCTTGTGCTACAGGCTGTTCTGTTTCTTGTGCTACAGGTTGCTCTTGCGCTATGGAAGTTTCTACAGGTTGTTCGGCTACTTTTTCTTTCTCAGCATCCGATGTTACTGGAAAATCCTGTAGCGTATCCCAATTTGCTATTAGATAGTCCAGTGCTTCTTCTTGTGTTGCGCCTTCTGATCCACTGACTGTGTATCTTTTCCCATTGGGTGCTTTAAAAGTAAAAATAGCCATAGTTTATTCGCCTGTTACTGATTCAAGAGTGAATTGTGATTTATTCGGAGCAGGTTTTTTAGTTAGCGAGTTACCATAAGTCATTAACCATTTTTCCCTTTTAAGTTTTTCTGCTTTGGCTTCTTCATCTGACGTACCTAGCATTCCTTTTGTTTTATTACCTATCCAACTAGAACTCGGTTTTTCAGCGCCAATTACTTCTTGGGCGTTTGCATATTTAGAACCTGTGGCTTCATTGGCTTTTCTAACTGCTTCCTTATCTGCCGCTTTAGCGTCTGCCTTTGTAATAACAGGTTCATCCTTAATTATTTTGTCAGTCTTGATATTTTTCCAATAGACTACTTTGTGACCGTTTTCGTCAACGCCTTCCATTCTGATAAGGTCTTTTTTACGCATACCGCCTTCTGGTGTAGCATCATCATCCCCATTATCCCTACCGCCTTTACCGACGTGTTCTGCGCGTTTTTCAGATAAACCAGTATCGGCTTTTATTTTTGCAATCTCTGCTTCTGTTTTTTGAGCAGACAGGTTTTTAGGATCATTGGCTTCGCGTATTTTACGTTGTTCTTCATCATATTTGTCTTGACGTCCTTCAGCCTTTGTAATGGTTTCATCCGCTGCTTTGCGATCATATTCAAAATCAGATCGTGTATTCTTTCTGCTTTCTGTTCGAATAGCCGCTTCTTCAATTCGTGCTTCACGCTCTGCTTCGGCTTTGACCTTAGCGTCTTCTTCCATTGACCGTGCTACTTTGTCCATGCCGAATTTAACTAAACCTGTTCCTGCGCCAAGTAAAGCGCTTGTTAACATTCCATAAGCCATGATTACATTCCTCCCTGTGGTTTAGGTTGGCGGACGGCTTGCATCTTACCGCCTAAATAATCTTGATGCGTTTGATAGTCGTCAATTTCTTTTTTACCTTGATTAATGGCTTCACGTAGTTGTTCGGCAGTAATTCCCATCTTCTCAAATAATTTCTCACTTGCCTGTTGAACTGTTTGAGCAATGATTTCGGGTGTGATTTCCATTTTTAAACCGCGCTCTGCAAAATCAAGTACATGGCAAATAACCGTAGTGGCGCTAAATATTAACACTTCCGCGCTCATTGATCGTTTGCTCTGCTGGTATAGAATCCACATCAAGCCCGCAACACCTGTGCTAATTGTCTTTACAGGTGTAATGCGTGACGCTGGATTCTTTACAAGTTGCATATTGGCATGGGTTTTAGGATCAAATAACATGGTATCTGCCGCTATAACTGCATTTCTATACTTCTTTTTGTTTTCGGGAGATACTTTGCTTTCGATATTATTAGTGATATCGATTAGCATTTGATTAGTCATTTTACCTGTAGGCTTATCTGTTTGAATGTCCATTGCTTATACCTATGAAAGTGGGGTTGCATTGAGATTGGTTATTTTCCGCTGCCTAATTGCCTTTTCATATTCATACTTTTTTTGAGCATTGACGTTAGCAGTGTTTTTATCCATTTCATTCATTGCACCAGATACCACTGAGCCGCCCATTAGCAGATAATCTTTTGGTGTCATGTCTGCGACAAGTTTACCAAAGAAGCCTGACGATCCCGTGGTTGCTAGATTGCCGACGTTCCCTGTTATATTTCCGATGGTGCTGGTTGCCCCAAGTGCTTGAACACCTGCGCCACTAAAAACTGGTTGCAGTAATCCCGAACCTACTTGCCCACCTACATTACCAAGAGTTCCAGCGCCTGAGCCAGCCACAAAGTTGCCGGTATTATTTATAATGCCTAACTTGTCCATAGTTCCCTGCGCAAGAGTTCCGCCAGCGCCTGTTATACCTTGTGTTGCACCTGCTTGAACCGTACCGCTTGCAAAGTTAGTAGGCGTGATTGCATTAGTTGCCTGCCCAAGTAGCGAGGTTGATTGCAAACCTGTTTGAGCTGCCGCGCTTGCAGCATTTGCCGCGTTAGCCGATTGGATACCTGCTGTTCCGAATGCAAACTCACCGCCAGCAGCAAGCGAAGCCACTGCGCCGGATGCAAGAGATGTAAGGCCGCCTGCTAAACCTACGATAGCGCCGATTTTCATCAAACCTTTATCGCCTGTCACCATGCCGACGACGCTCATTGCTGTTCCTGCGACCGCTGCGATTGTACCAATTGCCCCGATTGTAGCTAGCGCCGCTGTGCCAATTGCGCCCATTGAAGCCATTACCCCGCCTGCTGCAATAGCGGTTCCTGCTGCTGTAATGGCTGTGCCTGCTGCCGCAACTGCTGAAACGATAAAAGGCATTTCTTTTTGTTTAAAAGGCGGCTTATGTGGGTTGCCGATCGGCATACCCATTTGATCCATTTGCTTGCGGGAGATTGCTTCCCCTGCCACAAAGTTTATTTGTTTAATTGTCATAACGTCCTCACGACGATGAAGTAAAGATAATTTTGCGCGATTGTATCACAGCTATACTATAATTGAAGTATGTCAGAAAAAAGGAGGTGATCCAGATGGCTATGAAAAAAGGTAAAGGCGGCAAAGGCGGAGGCGGTAAAAAATGCTAAGGTAACTTAGCAAGTAAAACGTTTTATTTGTTGTTAAGTTAGAGAGCCTTACAGGTTTTAAATCTTGTAAGGCTTTTTTGTGCCTGCTGATTTGTGCCGCAGAGATTGCTAGGAATGAAGCCTGTCGGCAAGTGTTGCGGAGAGGCTGAAATGAGAATGATTATCATTTGCAATTGGTTTTCTTCAATTAAATCAAGCACATAGCCAAATCGCTAATTAATTTTACGCTAAACAATATTAATAAAGTTAATTAAGTAAAATAATTTAGTTGATTAATAAAATTACATCGAATATTCTGTAATCCCCTAGGGGTGAAACAAAAAACAAACTAAACCGGAGAGAATCATGAAAGCATTATATAAAGTTACAACACGCGATGTTGATGGATCAGACTCACGTTGTTACAAAACTTACGAAGCCGCTGCAAAGCGCTTTCAAGAAATGAGTGGTTATCCACTTGTTAAGGGGCATCGTGAGTTTAGACTCATATCTGATTTTGGATGCGTCGTAATTTTCTCAGCGGATATAACTGCCGATATCCCAGTCTATGTAATACCTGTTGAAGTTTACTTAGATAGATACGATGAAGAAGGCGCTCGTATTGATAATTATGGCGTTGAATATTTAAACAGAAATTTAGGAGAAAACTCATGAAATACTTTATTTTAGACGGCATGAAAGGATCAGTGGATCAATTCAATTTTGTTCGCTGGTTAACAATCGGTTGTCATTTAGATTCGATGCAAGACGGCTGTGCATTAAAAGAAGCAGCATTAAAAGCCAGATAGTTCAGCGTGTAACGGCTTACATATTAAGCCGTTATGCAGTGTGCTATTACACTAACCAAACCGGAGAATACAAAATGTTTAAGTTACACATTACGACTGGCAGCGGCAAAATGGAATTCATCCCCTCAATCAACACCAGTACCTTATTAAATCCTTTTTGCAACAAAATGAGATCCAAGAACGACAAAAGTATTATTTGTTCATCCTGCTACGCCGCACGCAATGAGCAGCTGTACCCTAGTTTAAGTCATGCCTTAGAACGCAATGCCGATTTGTACAAACGTATTCTTTTAGATACTGAATTACCGCGTTTGAATTTCGCTGTTGCGCGTTTTGATAGTTATGGAGAAGTGCATAACGAAATTCACATTTTAAATTACTTTAACATTGCAAGAAAAAACCCCGAAACTGTTTTCGGATTTTGGACTAAACGCAAAGATTTAATCAAAAAAGTATTAGCAATGGTTGCCAAACCAGTCAATGTTATTTTGATACACAGCAGCACAAAGAAAAACAAGGTCGAAAAACTGCCTGCTGGCTATGACAAAGTTTTCACAGCGCATAAGAAGTCAGATTTAAAACCTTCTATCGCTATCAATTGCAGTCATTCCTGCAATGATTGCCGTTTGTGCTATAGCCACAATGACGTGGTTTTCATTAATGAAATTGCAAAGTAACCGGAGATTAATTTATGAAAAAATATACAGTAATATTTCAAACTAAGCACTGGATACACACTAATTATATTAGTGAGGTTGACCGCCTAATTAAAGAAAAAAATGTTAGTGATGTTTTTGATTACAAAGGTTGCGCGTTAGTTGAAAATAAAAATATAACAAAGTATGGAATTTTTTGTTTAAAACATTAATGAAATTGCTAAATAACTGGAGATATAAAATGAAACTTAATAAAACTTATCAGCAAACACTTGCGGCACGTCGCCAAACAACACTAATCCATTCATCGTGGGCTGTATTCTATAAAGGCGAGTATATTTGTGGCGCTGTCTACAATGGGGTGCATATTATGTCAGTTTGCTTTCCGTGCGGCTTAGTAGTATTAACCAAATCAAAAGACATTGCTAAAAAGTTTATTAGAGAATACAAAGCAGGGAGAGTACAGGCATGAAAATGAAACAAGCACACTACAACATGATGAAAGACGCTATCAGAGCATTGCCACGCGATGAGATGTTAGCATTCAAAGCAAACGACCTTGGAAAGAACAAAGAAAAGTTTTTTATATGGGGATTGTTCCGAGCGGCAAAACTACACTTTACCGCCACTGATTTTCTTTATCAGTATCTTGACGACAATCATATTGAAACAGCGCTTAAACGCATAGCTAAAGAACTAGACTACATTTAATTGGAGAAAATAACATGAGCTTACAAAACATTCAAAACCTAATTGCCAGTTTAGAAAATAACATTTTATCGACGTTAGATGATGGGATGGGAGAGGGTAACGTAATTTTCTTTTTGCGTACACAATTAGAAGATGCAAAAAATTGCGCTTGGACTCGCGAAGAGTTATCAGAGCATCTTTTAAGCGATAACGATGACTTTGAAGAGGAAATGCTTAATTTAACTGATTTTCAGCGCAACGAAGTCAGAGAAATTCAACACGCAATAATTAACTATTTTGGAGAATAAAAATGAGCTTTTACACTTACTTGCTAGACGATGACACAATAGTTCGTAGTGAAAACCGCAAAGATATAGGCGATATGATCCACGCGCAAATATACGACGTTAACAGCGCATTAATCGACGTTAGCGGGCGTGTAGTGGATATCCTAGAGGATTACAGCGACTGGGAATAGTTCAGCGTGTAACGGCTTAAAGATAAGCCGTTATGCAGTGCGCTATTGCACTAATTAACTTAAACCGGAGATATAACATGAATACATTTTACGACGTAGTAGTTGGATCAATTCTTACAACAATTTTTACTGTAATTTTTGTAGCTGAACTAATTATCATTTGGGGAGAATAACCATGTCATCATTCAAACTTGATAACAATAACGAATTTTCAGCTAAATGCCGCACCTGTTTTCCAAATTTACGCTATCGGATGACTTTATCGATTGGTCAGTGGGGAATGGTTTACGGATCAAAAACAGACTACTTCACAGTAGATGGTAAAAAGATAGGTTTTAAAATTGTGCGCCATTATGACCGTAAAGGATTGCCAATTTATAACGATAAACAACGCATTTATATTTACACCGGAGAATAGACATGATGACATATAAACAATACATCCAATCGTTACCTAGTGAATACCTTCAAATGCTTTACGATGAGGAGATACACCTGTTCCAAGCATACAAAGAATACGTTACCGCATGGAAATCACTTGAAGCAGAGTACGGAGAAATTAAAAATGCTGTTCACTAAAAAGGCAATGAAAGTAAAAGTTCCTAAAGCCTTAAAAGTTTCACGCGGTAGACCTAAAATTGATCCGCGTAAAAAATCAAGACATTATCAGCTATCACTTCAAGGTGACTTGATTGATTTTCTCGAAGCCGCTGGACTTAAATCAAAATCAGCTTTTGTGAGTTTAGCAATTCGGACGATGATGGAATTCAAAAAATACCGTTCGCTGCCTTATGACAAATGTTTAGACTGTGGGTGCGATATGACAGCGCCACTTAACCCCATGGACGGTGCAAAAACATACGTCGATGAGGATGGTAAAGTTTTGGATGTTTTTGTTCAATGCGAAGGTTGCGGTGGTCGTGCTGGACATAGGCAATATGATCCACGAAACCACGGTATCGAATCAGAATAAAATATTAGCCGGTTAACTGCCGGCTTTTTTGTCTGCGACAAAGCGACAGAGTGTACATAGTTTTTCCCATTTATATATATATTATAAATCAATACAAAAAAGGCTATATTTCTATTAATTAATCTCTATACCAATTATTACTAAAACTATGTATACTATGTCGCAGAGAGTATAAGAATGTAGTATTTATAAGGGTTTGAAGGTGCGACATAGTGATTTTTTAACTGTGTCGCAAATACATAGTTACTTTGTCGCAGATAAAATTTAGCATTTTTTCTCTGCGACACAGTTTAAATTTTAAATTCCGTAATGATCCTTAACTTTCTTGATAACTTCATTCTCGTCTAACGTGCTTCTACGCCAAATCGTGTGTTTTTTCCGCCCTCCATCGCTTGTCGGCACATCGATTCTCTTGTGAACTTTCTCATAGCCAATTTGTAAAAGTATCCGAGTCAATGCCGATGTTTTTGGAAGTTTTAAAACTGACGGCTCAAACTCCTCAAAATTAAGTTTACCAAGTAGTGTGATATCGACTATGTTTTCGTTAATGACCTCGCAGTGGTAATGTGCAATCAAATCCTTCACTTCTTCAAATTCATGCGATACAGAATAGCCGATCATCTTTTCACGCGACAAGGTTTTAGGCGCTCGACCTTTCGCTGAAAAATCCGCACTTATCACCCGATTCATAAAGTAATGGCAAAGTGCATCCATCCGTCTATCCGTTTCTAAAAACAGTTTTTCAAAATACCTGTTAGTTTCCTGCTCACCACCAAGTAGTGCAAACAAATGTTCCTCCGACTGACAGCGACTATACAAAACGCAATAACGACGATCCCCATTGGTAATCGGCAGTGCATCTTGATAATTGGTCAAAAGAAAATAGGACGTGAAATTCGGAACAGTCCTAGAGTTAGAAAATTTTTCTTCAATCTGAATTGTTTCGTTTGTGATGTACGGTTTCATTGTATCGATAATCGACCACCTGTTATCGCCCGATAGCCTTATCTCCTCAACAATATTCAGCACCGAACCATACGCCCATCCCGAAAACGTTCCTTTCGTAAATTGCTTCGGATCAAGTTGCGTGGCATTCGACCCAAGTATTCCCTGCAAAATGCGAGTAAAGTATGTTTTACCACCACCTTGAGTCCCCTGCAAAAGGACTGCCCAGTTCACTTTGCTACCAATGTTTTGTACAACATGGCACATCCAGTCTAGCAGTATCGCCCTTTCTTTAGGTTCAACCAGCGTGAATTCCAAGTGCCTGAGCATCATATCCACAACAAGCAACCCATCGGCATCCATCACTTCACATGGCAACACACCGCGCTTCTTATATGAGTTCACATATCGCAGTCCATCGTTATCATTAACGAAAATCCCATCGTTTTTACTCGCCCAGTACATGGTATCGATGACTGTATCCATTTTCCAATCAACGAGCGCCATAGATGATGCTGATCTTTCCGCTGCGACGCACTCATCCATGCGATCAAACTCCGCGTTGAAGGCTTCGCGCTTGATAGAGTAGCCGTGCTTCAAGTTATGAAACTCCATCGGACGTTGTACATAAACCCAGTTTTTCAACCACGACGGCATCTCCTCAACAATCAACCCACCTTTCTTCGGTGGGCAAAGCTCACGAACAATAGCCGACTTCGTCATGCCCTCACCTTTACCCCATCGGTCGTAAATGTCCTGTGCGATTTGCTGACGCTTGGTAAGTGTCACAGCGCTGAGTGGTAATTTACGCAGTTTGTTGCGCACATCCTCATACGCCCTGTCATTATCAACCGACAGACCTTCCGACCCAGTGACAAAGATTTCTTTCACCTGCTTCTCGACAATCTCCCCAACACTTACCCCACTGTCCTTGACCATCTTAATCACTGTGGCAAACGTCAACGGGCGCACTTTCTTTTCCGTCTTAAATGATTGCCATTTGCGGTCAATATCTGCCGCGTTGAACTTATCCGAGTTAGCTGACCAATGTAGCCAGAGCAACTTCCCATCATCCGAACCACGATATTGATGATGCAATGCCTGCCCGACGGTAATCCACGTCGAGTAATCACCTGCCGATTCAACCAGTGCATCGAGATTAGCTTCAACCAGTGCATCGCTGACATCAATCGGCTCATGCGCGAGCGCAAGCGAGAGTCCCTGCATATCATCCGCGTCATCATCCGTGCCATCTACATCGAATTCAACTGTCAAGTAATCCTTGACAGTTCCCTGCGCCAGCTTTTCAACAGGAAAGGCAAGCGCTACATCCACATCAATCTCACTGCCCTCCATGACCATCACGAAAGCCGATTCACTCGACCCAGCGCTAACACTTGGCATATACATAAACTGAGCAGGCTTAAAAGCACTGTCATCAATAATAAAACTGCTAAACTCTGACGCGAACCAGTGCATCACGGCAACATACTCCTCCGCGCTAACCTCCCGTGACAGTGGCAACACTATACGAAAGCGATTAGCGTCATCTGTACTACGCCATGTTGAGTACGCAACCAGCGCAAAGCCGGTCATCTCCAGCTCAAACTCAATCTCTCCTTTAGTCATTGCGCATTCATCAACGTCAATGGTTAAAAGTGAACGTCCGAGCAGGTTCTCCGTGTTGCGATAACCATTACTGAACCCACCGCCACAGAACCAGCCTTCCTGCTCTTTGGTCTTTGCAACTTTGTGCTTACCAAGTACCGTGCAAATTCGCTCCCACGTCACCTCTTTATTGCGACAGACAGCACTGTTCTTATCTCCGCGACTTATGCGGTACGTTTTAGTAGACTCCACCATAAACAATCCTCGTTATCTTTTAATTATTGGTAAATCAACTGCCTTAATTGCCCCATCGGTTAATTGCTCAACCTGTATCGCCCTGTTTGCCGGTATCTTTCCTTCCGTTACCCAATACGACACCGCTGCTTTAGTCACACCCAACTTCTTTGCTAACACAACCTGCTCACCACCAAACCACTGCACCACATCATCAACGGTCACACCGTCATAAAATTCTTCATTTTCCATTTGCATCTCTTTGTGAGTTAAGTTAAGATTGACTCTCATTTTACAACAACAGAGGAAAAACACAATGAATGATTTAACAATACTTACAAACACCCAACTCGGTGAATTCATTTCGCTATCGTTAATACACGGCACAAACACCCAGTTTAGCTATGAGTTATTGCATGAAGTGGCAGAGCGCTTAGTACAAACGGATGAAATTATCAAAGCAGGTATCAGTAACGGTATTCATGAAACGCTAACTAAGCAATCAACTGCATTCAAATTCAGACTTGAGGATGTTGTCAAAACGCTTGATGAAACGTTAGCACCTGCAATTATTGAAGATAACAAAGAACCTGTTGAAATCATCACTGATATTGAGCATCACGAAGCAATGAACAAAGCGATGAAAGTAGATAGGGATGAAGGTAGAGCAGGATCATCTAGCGCTAAGAAAACAGTTATTGAACAAGTAACCGAACAATTAGCCGAGCAAGTAAAACCTAAAGCAGTAAAGAAAAAAGAAAAGCCTGTAGAAGTAGAAGTAGAAGTAGAAGTAGAAGTAGAAGTAGAAGTGGAAGTGGAAGTGGAAGAACTCGCTGAAGAACCTGTTGAAGAAGTAAAAGAACCTGAACTTCTTTTAACATCAAAGCTATTAAAAGAAGTAGCGCTTGAACTGCGCCAACGCAATGCTATTTCAAAAGAGAAAATTGTGGATAAGTTAACTGAACTGGGTGCATCTAGCACAATGACTCTTGCGCCTAAACACTATGCTGAATTTTATAACTTCTTGGAGAGCTTCAATGTCTAATTTAGTATTAAGTTCAGAAGAAACAGAAATTGTTTTCGACTCTTTAGACAATATCCGATCTGTTATTGAATCGGTATCACATGAAGAAACTAAACGTAAAATAAAAGAATTGATTGCTCATTTGGGCATAAAAGTTCTTTATTCTGTAAACTCTGAAAAATTTGTAAAAGATTTAGATTTTTATATTGGCGAGGAATTTTGTGACGATTGGGAAACTGCTATAAAAAGTGAAGGTTATGAGGATGATTATAAATGGGAAATACCTACTATTTACGATTTGATACAAATAAATAAATGTATGGATAACCCTTTTACAAATGACGAAGTGTATTGGTCAAATACACCCTACCGTAAATTACAAGCAGAAACTTATCAATTTTATAGTGAATCAATTACCACTCGTCCTAAAAAAGAAAGTAATTACTATTTTTATATTTCGCGCAAAGGTGAGCAAAATGACTAACGAAGAACAACCTAAACACTCCTTGTTGAGTGCAAGTGGTAGCGCTACTTGGCTGTATTGCTCCGGTAGCGTCGCAGCGCAAAAGTCTTACAAAGAATCCCGTAGCGCATTTGCGGACGAAGGAACGGCAGCGCATGAGCTTGCAGAGATATGCTTGAAAGGCGATCTCAATCCGTTTGATTTTGAAGGTAAGCAATTACCCGAAACCCACTGGATAACGGTAGATAAGACAATGTGCCACCATGTAAATGATTACATGGATTTCATTGCAGAACACAAAGGTCATAAAATCTATGAGCAGAAACTCGACTACAGCGAGTACGCGCAGGACGGTTTTGGTACAGCCGATTGCATTATCTTAAATGACGACAATGTAACGATTATCGACTTGAAGTACGGCAAAGGCGTGAAAGTCTATGCTGATACCACGCAAACTAAAATCTACGCGCTAGGAGTCTATAGCGAGTTTGGTATGCTTGAAGATATCAAGACCATCACAATGATTATCTACCAACCGCGACTAGACCATATTGATGAATTGACAATAAGTATCGACGAGTTACTAGCATTTGGTGAGTGGGTAAAAGAGCGAGCAGAATTGGCTATGCAGGAAAATGCCCCGCTGACTGCTGGTGAGAAGCAATGTCAATGGTGTAAACACAAAGCACGATGCCCAGAGCTTATGCGCTACACAGAAAATGCCATTCAAAACGAGTTTGGTTTTTTCGACGAGTTGCCAAGTGTAAACAGGTTATCCGACGCAGAGCTTAACCTTGCACTGAGTAGCGCGACATTGATTAAATCATGGCTGAGTGCCATTGAAGAACACGTTAGAGAGCGCTTAGAATCGGGCGATGGCTTTACCGGCTACAAACTTGTCGAAGGTCGCAGTTCACGCGATTGGGGTAGTGAAGAAGAAGCCGTTATTGCACTCTCTGACGCACACACTGAAGAAGAATTGTTTGAGCGTAGTTTTATTTCAGTGGCTAAATTTGAAAAGTTGGTAGGCAAGAAAAACATAAAAGACTTTGAAAATCTGATAGTTAAAAAATCGGGCAAACCAACCGTTGTGCCAGAAAGTGACCCCAGAAAATCGTTGTCAGTTTCTGCAAATGATTTTTCTGATTTTGACGATTGACACAAGTAATAAATCAATCTAAACTTAACTCAACTTATCTCTCCGGTTAAGTTAAAACGAGGATGGGAAATCACTTAATAGGCGATTTATCAATAACCCATCCTCACCTAATCCCAAAACCATAACGCTATAAGCAAGAAGGCTAAAATGTCAGAAACACAAATTAAATTAGGCGAAGTTCGTTTGTCATTCCCATCTCTTTTCAAAAAAGCAGTATTTGAAGGAGAGGAAACAAAATTCGAAGCTACCGTGCTAATGGAAAAAGACAGTAAAAATCACAAAATTACCGAAGCGGCAATTGAAAAATTCATTGCGCAAACATTTAAAGACGGTGCGCCTAAAGGTCTTAAAATTACTTGTTTTCAAGATGGTGACACTAAAGACGTAGAAGGCTATGAAGGCATGATGGCGCTAAAAGGCTCATCAAATAAACGCATTCCAGTATTCGATAAAGACCGCTCACCAATCACAGAAGAAGATGACAAGGTGTACGCTGGATGCTACGTCAATGCGATTTTTGACTTTTGGTTTTCAAGTCACCCTAAAGGTGGCAAACAAATTCTTGCCAATCTTCTTGGTGTTCAATTCAAGAGAGATGGCGAAACCTTCTCTGATGCTAAAGTCGCAAGCGCTGATTTCTTTGACGACGAATCAGAAGAAGATGATTTTTAAATACTCTGTGTCCTCAGTGTGGTGAAAAGACGATTGGATTAACATCGTAAAAGTTAATTGACAGCTTGGAAAGACAAGCACTATGAATAAAACGCCTTGAAAGATCGTGGAGACCTTACTATAACTCTAAGCGCTTAGTGGTTATAGTATAAAACGCGTAAGCGGGGGAAGCTCAGTAAAGCCGACAATTGCAAATCGATGTGTAATTGTTTGGAAGAAGTAACGGGCGTTTTATTGATAGTTATCAAAGCCTAGACCAACCGCGTGTACATGCGGGAACGTAGTATGGTAACTATCAACAGCACGACTGCAAGAGCGAAACTTGAGTGCTTGTGCGCCGGACGCTGTAACCGGCAACTATCTGACAGCTTGGAAAGACAAGCACTATGAATAAAACATCGCTCGCTCTCACCGCAAATGAGAACCTTGCAGCCTTTAATTTTGACAAAGCGCAATAGCTACGCGCTCGACAAAGGTAAGGTCATTTGTGAAGATGACCTGCTACTGCGATAGGGAAGGCGGAAACTGAATCGTAGGGGGCAGTAAACGGTGTTTTATTGATAGTTAATGCGCAGGCTGATGCACTTAATAACGCAGAGGATGATAGACCCAAATAAATTTGGTAGGCATCACTAAAATGGTAAACAGTTAAATTGTCTGCGTGAATTTACTAAAGCCGGAGATCAGCACCGGCAACTATCACTAAAAGCATTGCTTGTAGCGTACCGCAATTCGCAACCTTGCAGCCTTTAATATCGGTAAAGCGCACTAGCTACGCGCTCGATTCGGGTTGAGATTACCGGTGACGGTAATTCACTAACTACATAGGGCAGATTAGAACTGATTGTAGTGGGGTAGTAAACAGTGCTTTTAGTGATAGTTAAACTGATTATTTAGCTATTGGCCTTTGTTGAATGTTTTAAGCACACTATATTTCGAGTGTATAGTGTGTTGCATTAAATCCTAGACACGCATACGCCAATATGCGTGTCGCCTAATTGGGTTTTTAAAAGTAAGTTTGCGGGTGTCCTCATAGACCCAAAAAAGTTATGAGTCAGTGACTTTAGATTTTTAATCCTGTGTAAATAATCAAGTAAACTTACTTTTAAAACCTCAAGCTCCACCTCTCCTCTGCCGACATTTTGCTATCAACTTGTCGGTTTTTTTATATTTGCAATAAGGACACCCATGGAATTTGAAAAGAAGTTAAGCAGAAAAAACAAACGCGCTAAAAAGTTTGAAAAAGTAGAAACTTATCAATCAAATGATCCTAGCGAAAACAGCTATACTATCAAAGCGCCTGTTGCAATGAACAAGGCTCAACAACAATACCTTAATAGTATTTACGCTAACGTCATCACCTTTGGCATTGGGTGTGCAGGTACAGGTAAATCTTATTTAGCACTTAGTTACGCAGCGCAACAGCTCCAATTAAAAAACGTCAGTAAGATAATCATTTCACGCCCACTGGTTGAAGCCGGTGAAAGTTTAGGTTATCTCAAAGGGGAACTTAGCGATAAGACCGAGCCTTGGATGCTTCCAATGATTGAGATACTCAATAAGCGATTAGGTAAAACTAGCACTGAGTATTATTTAAGCAAAAAGATTATAGAATTCAAGCCTTTAGCCTATTTGCGCGGTACAACATTCAATGATGCAGTAGTGATACTTGATGAAGCGCAAAACACCACATCAAAACAAATGGAAATGTTTTTAACACGGATTGGTGATGAAGGTAATATCAAAGTGATTGTCGATGGGGATTATAGAGGGCAAAAAGACATACAAGGACTCTCCGGTTTAGAAGATGCCGTTATGCGTCTAAAAGATTTGGAATCAGTAGGCTTTTGTTATTTTGATATTGATGACGTAGTGCGTAGCGGTATATGTAAACAGATACTTTTGCGATACAGATAATTTTACAATTTATATTCACAAATAGGACACCCCTATGAATACTTACATTATTGACACTGAGTGTTATAAAAACTATTGGCTATTTTTAGCCGTTAATCATAAAACAGGTGCATCGCTTGAAATAGAATTATTTGGCGAAGATGCAAAGTTAAATGAGCAGCAAGCCAAAAAGATACAGCGTCTATTTCTTAATCATGAAACCGTTTCATTCAATGGGCTTAATTACGATATACCAATGATATGCGCGGCATTGGATGTGTGGGATTGCTCAAAATTACACAAACTTTCCACAAAGATAATCACAGATCAGCGCGTTACTTGGCAGATACTCAAAGAGCATAACCTCCAAGTCCCTACTTACGATAAACATATCGACATTATCGAGATCCCCATTGGACAGGCATCGCTTAAAATTTACGGTGGACGTATTCACACCCAGAAAATGCAAGACTTGCCAATTGATCCTAACGAGTTAATAAAAGATACTGAGCGTAGTTTGATGCGCAAGTATTGCAGAAACGATACGCAAGTGACCGGTGAACTGTTTGACAAGCTCAAAGGGCAGATAGACTTGCGCAAAGAGATGACGCAGCAATACGGTATCAATCTCAATTCAAAATCCGATGCGCAAATTGCTGAAACTATCATAAAATCAGAACTTTACGAAAAAACTGGCGAGCATTATCGTGCCACAAAGTTTGATGATAAATACACGTTTACTTATCGAAATCCAGATATTATTCAGTTTAAAACACAGGAACTCTGCGACATTTTTGACCAGCTAATTTATGAAACTTTTACGCTAAAAGCAAATGGCAGTGTTGAACTACCTCAATGGTTAACTCAACCTATTCAAATTGGCAATGCGTCATATCAAATGGGGATTGGTGGGCTTCACTCACGCGAAACCGCCCAACACATTAAATCCAGTAACGGTTACTTTCTATCTGATTTTGATGTTGCCAGTTACTACCCATCAATTATCCTGCATCAAAGGTTATTTCCAGAATCAATGGGAGAGAATTTCCTTAACCTATATCGAGAGATTGTAAAAAAACGTATTACAGCGAAACACACAGGCGATAAAGTTACTGCCGATACACTTAAAATCGTACTCAACGGGAGTTTTGGTAAATTTGGTAGTAAATACAGTAGCTTATACTCACCGCAGTTACTTCTGCAAACAACAATCACAGGTCAACTAGCACTACTTATGCTGATTGAAGAACTTGAATTAAACGGTATTCGCGTAGTTAGTGCAAACACCGATGGGATTGTGACGTATTACCACGAAAGTCAAATACCTACGCTACAAGATATTCTATTTAATTGGGAAATTCAAACCAGCTATACGCTAGAGCAAACTGATTACCGTGAACTCGCGTCGCGTGATGTAAATAACTATATCGCTGTGAAGCTCGATGGTAAAACTAAATGCAAAGGGTGCTTTGGTGAAGCGTCACTGAGTAAAAACCCCGACGGCTTAATCATCTATGAAGCAGTCGCTGAGTTTATTGCTAACGGAACGCCAATTGAAAAGACAATTACCGATTGTGAGGATATTAGAAAGTTTGTCACAGTTCGCAGAGTAACAGGTGGTGCATTGTTTAGAGGAGAGTATCTTGGTAAAGCAGTTCGCTTTTATCACAGTTGCGATTTAGGTCTTGCTGATATGTCACTTGTCTATGCAAAAAATGGAAATAAAGTCCCGATGTCACAAGGCTGTCGTCCATTGATGAATTTGCCAAATGCTTTTCCAGAGGATGTTAATTTTTATTATTACTACACTAAAGCAAACGAAGTGTTAAAAGGAGTTGGTTACAATGCTTGAAAAAGAAATTGAAAAATACCTGTGCGATCAAATTAAAAAAGTGGGTGGAACGTGTGAGAAATTTACATCACCTAATCGTCGCTCAGTCCCAGACCGTTTAATTACCTTGCCATTTCAACCGATATTTTTTGTTGAATGCAAAGCGCCTAAAAAGAAACCCACTGAAGCACAGGAACGCGATCATCAAAGACGACGCGAGATGGGCGTCCATGTCTATGTCATTGACTCAAAAGAAAGCGTTGATACTTTATTGCTTTATCGATTACCAGTGGAAGGCGATTATGCGCACTAGAGCAGAACTCCGTCATTACCAAGTCAGAACCTCCGAGTTTCAAATTGAACAAGAGCGAACACTTTGTGCGCTTAAAATGGGGATGGGAAAAACAGCTTCTACGCTCACTACAATCCACGATTTAATTGATGCTTGTGTGATTACCAAAGCGCTTGTTATCGCGCCACTGAGAGTAGCTAATAGCGTCTGGGCGCAAGAAGCAAAGGAATGGGAACATCTCAAAGATTTAAAATTCAAAATATGTACAGGCACAGAGCAAAAGCGCCTAGCTGCACTTCACCATGACGCTGACGTTTATGTTATTAATCGAGAAAATGTGGTTTGGCTAGTGAAGCATTACAGGGATAAATTCCCCTTTCAAATGGTGGTCATTGATGAATCGAGCAGTTTTAAAAGTGATAAAAGCAAACGTGTCAAAGCACTACGCAAAGCATTACCGTATGTTCACTACATCACTCTACTGACAGGTACACCTTCACCCAATGGTTTGCTTGACCTGTGGTCGCAATGCTATTTAGTGGATAACGGCAAAGCACTTGGGAGAACGATGACTATGTATAAAAGCAGGTTCTTTGAACAGGATTACAGCGGTTACAAATATACCCCTCGCAAAGATTCACAAAAGAAAATCGAAGCATTGATAGCGCCATTTACCATATCAATGGAAACTAGCGATTACCTTGAAATGCCAGACTACATTGAATTATATGAAGAAATTGAATTAGCATTTACGGTAATGAACAATTACAAACTCCTTGAAGAAAAACTTTATTTGAAGTTTGAGGAGTCTGAAGTTGAAGCATTGAGCGCAGCGACACTTGCCAATAAGCTATTGCAGTATTGCGCTGGTGCTGTGTACGTCGATGAGTTTAAAAACTATGAGATAGTCCACGATGCAAAACTTGATGCGCTTGCAGACATTATTGAGCAAAACGATGGGGAGAATATCCTTGTTGCCTATAACTTCAAAAGCGATATTGAGCGACTACTTAAACGCTTTCCCAATGCGCGAGTTCTCGATAAGCATCAAACCACTATTGACGAATGGAACAATGGCGAAATACCCCTTCTATTTGCTCATCCTCAATCAGCCGGCCACGGTCTTAATATCCAACACGGCGGTAGCATGATTGTGTGGTTTTCACTGAGCTGGAGTTTGGAATATTACCAACAGTTTAATGCTCGATTGTACCGGCAAGGACAGACTATGTCGGTAAGGATTATCCACTTAATCTGCAAAGGCTGCATTGACGAGCGAATCATTAACGTATTGAAAGATAAAGATATTGTGCAATCTGACTTACTTCGTGCATTAAAATAAGTTAAGTTAAGGTTGACTGAGGGGATAAAATCAATAAAATAGCTTCACGGTTTCTCGAAACAAAAAAATCCTACTGCCCCAAAGGAATAAACAGGCAGTAGGAATAGAGTCGAGGAGTCTAACACATGAACGCATTTCAAACAGTTGGAGTGGAATGCAAATTGAGTATAACACAAACAAAAGGTTATATAAATGCGAGTATTTGAAGATAACACTTCTGACGCATATTGGTATGCTGAGGAAGAAGATGATGAGCGCAAGTATTGGACGCACTCTCAATGGGATGCGTTCAATAAACAAAGAGCGATTGATACTGAAAAACAACTTAAAAAAATGTTAGGAGCAAGATATGTCGAACCAAAGAAAGTTTAATCACCACGATATTATTTCAAGATTACTAAGAACTGCGCTGGAACATGATAACCAGCAAGAAGCCTTCAGCGATTTAACCTTTGAGCTTGTACAGGCAGTAGGGTATTTAGTCGGTAGCACTGACAAACTAGAAGATAGGGAAATATTTATTAAAGAAATTAACAAGCAAATTAATGATTGCGTTGAAATGCTCGATGGTGTTCGTGAAGAACTTGCAAGTAATACGGCAACACTAGAAGCGTAATAGCTGAGGACACAGATAATGGACGCATTAATTGAATTTTTAGAATACTTAGATAAAAGCAGTATTGCTTATGTCTTAATGATAGGTTTATTTATGACGATGGCGTATTTGCACTTCAGCGCATTAGACGAAATCACCCGTCTACGTAGAGCGCTTAAAAACGCAGTATTGGAGAATAAAAAATGAGTATTACCGCAGCGGCATTAACATTAACTCTCTCGTTTCTAACAACAGAAACTAACATTGACAAAAAAGGTCATAGCACTACCAAAGAAACCATTGTCTACACCACAAGCGTAATCCCTTATGAATCAATGACAGCTTGCACCAATGGACGTGAAGAATGGAATCTTGCAGTAGGCGCTTACCAAATGTCAAAACGCCCAGCACGAATTATTATGGCGGTGTGCAATGACTTATCAACGGGGACAGTACAATGAATAAAGAATATAAAGGTTGGCTAGTAGCAGGGTTATTTGCTGTGTGTTTAATTATATGCCAAGCGACTAATTATGTAGACAACAAAAACCGTCACGTTGTTATTAAAACCAACATTGGAGAGTTCATCCTCCGTGAAGGTAAACTGTATGGTGTATATGAAATGAGCAGGGATATACAAGGTAATATGGTGTCAAAATGACCAAAGACGAATGTATAAGCCGCCTTAAAACGGCTCAGAAAAACAAAAAAGAACTAAGAAAAATTAAACTTCAACTCCTCAAAGAAATTGAGCAGTTGAAGTTGATGCTCAGAGCGCTTGAGGAGGAAGAACAGTGGGCGAGTTAATTTACTGGGCAGTTATTGGGTTTACCGTAGTGTGTTTTATGATTGAGTACACTAAAGGGGATGACAATGACATTACATGACTGGGTGGCACTTGTTGCTTATGTAGGATTGATTGGTTTATGTATGAGGATTATATGGACAAAGTTCAAAGGGTAGAGCCAATACGAGCTTTACCAGATGCTACCAATTGCAAACATGACCATTGGCGAGTTTACCAATCACTTGGTTATCGGGAGTGTGATAGATGCAAAGCAAGACGCGCTATATTTAATGATATAAGGCATCAAAGATGAACACACTAATAAACATATTGAAGTTCCCTGTATTCCTTATTTGCTGTTTGTTGTACTTAGCAAGTGAGTTGTTACTAGGACTTAGCGTACTGCTAGATTGTATTGGGGAAGTGCTTGAGGATTTAATAGATGAATAAAATTGACCAAAAAATTGTAGGCTACAAAGTAGTTGATAAGACAGAAGAAAAAGTAGTGTTTGAGATGATACACGAGAATTTTCCTCGACCACCGCATTTGACGGGTACAACGTATAAGATTAAGACACCGCAGTCTGAGCACGCTCTGTATATCACGATTAACGATATGGTGCTTAACGGTGACGAGCGTCATCCCTACGAGATGTTTATCAACAGTAAGAACATGGATCATTTCCAGTGGGTACTTGCACTGACTCGCTTAGTATCTGCTGTGTGGCGCAAAGGTGGTGACAGTACGTTTCTTGTTGAGGAGTTGAAGAATGTGTTTGACCCGAAAGGTGGTTATTACAAAAAAGGTGGCGTGTATATGCCATCGCTAGTGGCTGAGATAGGAACAGTTATCGAACAACATCTGGTTGCAAATGGCGTGATTAAAGTTGAGGTGGATGAACACATGGAAAAGTTTATCAAAGCAAAGCGTGAAGAAGTAATGGGGAGTGAAGAAACTGGGTATCCTGCTCATGCTACGCTATGCGCTAAATGCAACACTAAAGCAGTGATACTTATGGATAACTGCCAGACGTGCCTTTCGTGTTCTGAATCTAAATGCGGGTGATTTATGAGTCTTGAATCATATTTATATCAGAATTATATTGACGAGTTGGTGAATATCTTTGAAGAAGTCTTGGATTCGTGGCAAGCTGGTGAGTCAATAGAGGAAGCTAAACAAATTTATGATAAAGCACGGCAAATGCTACCTAAAGACAGAGGGTGATTTATGAGTAAAGAAAAAGAATTATTAAAAAGAGTGCTAGATGTATTGCGCGGATTAGAAGAAACCCATTATGACCTTTATTGGGACATACAATCTGAACTAGAAAAAATTGAGCATAAACCTGTTGGTTATCTATATAAGCAGAAAGATTGTTATGGCGAAATAGAAACAGTGTTTAGCTTTGATAACCCCTATATCACATGGCATAACGTTACAGATGTTACTCCTGTCTACCTAGAACCACCAAAACGTGTACCTTTGAGTGATGATGAAATTTTTAACATTGGATATAATGCAGGATTTTCTCTTGACCATGTTGAAAATGATGATGGTTCTGTCTACGGCTTTTTAAACGAGTATGGTTACATTGATAATAATCCATATTTTAAGTTTGTCAGAGCAATAGAAAAAGCACACGGAGTTGAGGTAGAAAATGAGTAAAGAAACTATTTACATTGATGCAGTCACTAAACTCAATGAACAAGATGCTGTTATCAAAGAACTGGCTGAACTGCTTAGTGATGTTTTAGATGCTTGGAATGCACGAGATTATATGTCAGAAAGTTATGACTTGTATGTAAGAGCAAATGATTATTTAAAAGGATTGAGAGATGAATAAAGAACTAGCCCTCCGCACCATAAAACTGCTGTCAGCATTGGAGGCTTACGCCTTTACGATTGAAAAGTTCATGCCAGATTATCTGCATGACGAGCTTATAACAATTGTAGATAATCTGGAAAGCATCGTGCTTGATAAGCCAATTGAAAACGATTTTTTAACAGCGAGAAAAAAATGAAAATTGAAATTAAGAAGTTAGACCCAAAAGTAATACTACCTGCTTATGAGACAGCAGGTGCAGCGGCTGTGGATTTACGCGCTAACATCAATAAGGCAATCAAACTGGACTTAGGCGAAACGGCATTGATTCCTACAGGAATTGCAATCAACATCAATGACGATAAAGTGGCAGCGGTAATCTTACCTCGTAGTGGTCTTGGGCATAATCATGGTATCAAACTCGGCAATAGTGTTGGCTTAATTGATAGCGACTACACGGGAGAGCTTAAAGTGTCAGTAAAGAATACAGGTACTGGTGTGTACAAGATTAATCCACAAGATCGCATTGCTCAAATGAAATTTATTCCAATAGTGCGAGCAGAGTTTGTAGAGGTAGAGGAGTTCAGTAGTAGCACTGAACGTGGCGAGGGTGGCTTCGGGAGTACAGGTAATGATTAGTACAACAGCTTATATTTTAATTATCGCTGTAACCATTCACGGTGAGCTTACACAATCAACAATCGAATTTGCAGATAAGGCTTCGTGCGAAAGCGCGGCAGTTAAACAGGATTTTGCGTTTAAAAATTTGCAGTTTGCAGGTAGATGGAATTTAACCTGTCATCCTTATCAACTTACTGGAGAGAAGAAATGAAAGTACCAATAGGGTTTGAGGAAAGACATGATTTTATGTATTTGTTAATTGGCAATAATGGTTATGGGAGAGATGGTGATGAAATGGAAGTACCAGACGAATTGATTGAAAGGTATAAGCGCATAGAACCCGAATTTGAAAAAATACAAAAAGAACTTGGGGAAATATGGGGTGCGTATTATGTAGAAAAACGAGAAAAACTTTTAACAAGATTGAAAAATGAAGGTAAGATATGAAAGTAACCCTAGTGCAAAGCACACCTAACCCAGAAGAACACATCGGATTACTTGCAGGAATATGCTACGGTAAGACAGGTGAACAATCACCAGAGCAGTGCATTAAGAGAGCCTATCACTGCGTAACAAAAGGTCATCTATCTACACTACGCTTTGCTTATGCGACATTCTTAGTTGAAGACATTAGCCGTATCTGTAGTCACCAGTTTGTTCGCAGTAAGCATTTGGATTTCTTGCAACGTAGTCAGAGGTATTGCAATGAAGGTGAAGTAGCAATGGTTATACCAGAAGTTATTAAGTTCAATGCAGTAAGACGTCATTTAATTGAAGCAAGAGATTTATACAAACAGTTAATTTCCGAAGGTGTAAAGAAAGAAGACGCAAGGTTTATCCTACCTCAAGGCGCAACAACAGAGCTTTTAGTAGTTGGTAACTTCCAAGCGTGGTATGACTTCATCAAACTACGTAGCGGTAAAGAAGTGCAGTGGGAAATACGAGAAGTAGCGCATGAGATTAACCGGCAGTTACATGGGATTGCACCAAATGTCTTTGTGGAGCTTGATTAATGACTGAGCAACTAAAAGAGTGTTGTTATTGTCGCAAGAACCTACCTATCGATGCGTATTACATAAAAAGCACAAGACGATTATCATCGGATTGTAAAACCTGTCATCGATCAAAAGCCGCACTTAGACAGCGATTAACACAAAAAGTAAAACTTGAATCACGGCAACTTGATTTTGCGCTTTACCGTGATTTTATAACAAGGCACTTAATTGTTCCAAAGCAATGGGAATTAACACTATGTCATTAGAAAAAGTTATTTTTGAAATCATGCGCTATAACGAATTTTGGACAGTGACTGAAATTCATGATCGTGCAATGGTGACTCAGCCGTTTATTAAACGACCCGATGTGTTCGCAGCTATGCACGAAATGGTTAGCAATGATATCCTCACTAAAGAGCCTAATGGTAAGGACAGTTTTTACCGGTTGAAAAATTACGATCCGGCAGATAAACATAAAAAAGAAACTGAAGCGCAAGTAAAAATAGAAACGGATATTCCTGCCGAGTTTAACCGACACGATGAAGCACTGCGCCAAATTGAGCTTAGAAAAGAAGATAAACAAAAAGCCGATGCTCACTATCAATTCAGCTATAAAGGTCATAAAATAGACCCTTATCGCATCTTTAGAATTTATAATATTGTAGCACCAGAGCAACAACACGCTATCAAGAAATTGCTTCGAGCCGGTAAGTCAGTCAAGACACTCGACCAAGATATTGATGAGGTTATCCTTACTCTACAGCGCTGGAAAGAGATTTTAAAAGAAGATGTTAAACTGAATTAACCATGATTACATGGTCTGATTTGACACTACCGCCCATAAACTTATGGAATTTACCAAGACAAATTAAGATGGCTACAGAAGAAGGAAATACCGACCTTGCAACGCAACATGAAGAAATGATGCGTGACAAGGCGATAACTATTATAAGATCAAAAGCATCCGCTATTGATACCAGCAACCCTACAGGCTTATGCTGGACGTGTGGTGACTATATTGGTCATGGGCGTAGATGGTGTGATGCAGATTGTCGAGATAACGTAAATGAAACCTAAACTAAAAAAAGTAGGACTATTTTGGGTATGTTATACCGAGTGGGAAGATACGGTAACTTGTACGGGTAAGTCACCAGAACAAGCGTATTATAGGTGGTTAACCAAGAACCAATTGAAATTAGAAGAAAGCCGCTGAGTAAGCGGCTTTTTAATTATTTGCTTAAAAACAATTCTGCTTCAGCGTTGCGTCGTCGTGTAAGACCAGCAAGCGGTTTACCCCCTGCTTTATCCCATCGTAAAAATTGCTTTGCAATCTCAGCTTTACTGTCACCGGCTTTGAGCATTTTAACAAGTGTTGAATTAGCTAAATTACGTGCGCCAATATTGTAAGTAAGCGATACCAGCGCATCAAATTCATTTTGAGTTAAATCAACCTTGATAGCATTTACTGCGTGTTCATATGACGCTAATGTTTTAGATAATAGTAGTAACGCGGCTTCTTCATTTGCTAAAGTCTGACCTCGTTTAACCGCGCTACCATCAGAATATCGCGTTGAGCCAATGCCAATAGTCCAAACACCAGCTGGGCATTGATACGCCTTGAGCTTGCAACCTTCAAATTCTTTAATTAATTTTAAACCGCGTTCGCCTGTTTTCATTTTCGTGATCTCATAGAAAGTACCGTAATTAATTTTTGTGTAAGCCGTATCATGTCGTTATCGAGCAGGCGTATTTGGTCAATAAGCTCAATTAGCGCGTCTGTTGTTTCAGTAAGGATTGGCTTAACAATCGTTGTTACCCATATCCACACGAAATAGACGATATAACCCATGCTACTCGATGCAATGATTGGAAAACCGTATTGGTTGATATATTTAGCTAATGCGTCAACATCCATTAGTCAATTCTCTTTTCTTGGGGATTATTAAAACGCGCCACTTTTTCTTTCTCAATTGGCATATCAAGTGTTTCTGTCATCAATACATCTATTTTTACAATATCCTCTGACATAGCCGTGACACGTTTATCAAGTTGCTTGATGATACCAATAAGGCTTTTAATCTTTTCAAGTACGCTATCAAGCAGGAATTTGATGGTCAGAAATACAAAGTACATTCCCACGCAAGCAGCAGCAATGGGGAAACCAACATCCGTTGCAAACTGTAGGAATTCCATTATTTACTTGTCCACCAAGCAATAAACGAAAACAATGCGCCAATGGTGAAGACAATACCGCCAATAAACCCTTTATAGCGCGTTTGTTCGTTCTTCATTTCTTCAAGAGTTGCAATTATGGCGTCGAGTTTTTTACCCCTATCTTCAAATATTTCTTCAAGGTTTTCAATTCGTTGCTCTACTTTAGCAAGGCGGCAGGCTTCGTCAGGCATTTTATTCTCACTTATCTATTTTATTTACTTTATCCCAATACCCTTCATTTTTAGCACTGGCCGATTCTGGGTCATGTTGCTCACCGTAAATATCTTCAATTACTTCACCATCCATATTACGCAAAGCATAAACACAGTAATAAACCGTACCATCTTCTACTGCTGTGATTTTGTGTTGGTGTTCTTTGCGAATAACAATAAATGTTGGCGCAGTAAATTCTTTAGGTTTATGACCTTCAATTTCAACACACACCTTACCAGATACTAATAAAGTCACATGGTCAAATTTATGTTCATGCCCACCATGTGTTTCACCGGCAAGCTCTAGGACGTTCTGTTTAACCCAAATATTACCAAAGTACCCTAGTTCAGCAGTTTTCATGGTAACTGCACCACTGGCGTAAATTCTTTCCAAGTTACAGTTGGTTCGTCCCAATAATAGCGTTTATCATCTTGTGGATAAGGCACAGGCGGTTGCCATGACATGGTGTCAATGTCACCTACCCATGATGGGTATGGTTTTCTAGCTTGATGCTCTACCTGTTTATCCGCATCAAACTCTACTTGCGATAACACTTTTAAAACACCAGTTAGAGAAGTGTCTGCATCATCATCACACGTCCCATAAAGCAGTGGTGCTGTGCTGAGTGAACCATCAGGATTTGATGCAATGGGAAAGTCAGATTCGTTTTGAAAGATAAAATGAAAGCCCTTTACATTTGGTATTGCTGGACCTGTTCGCATTGGTGCTTCTGTGCAAAGAATGCCAGTTTGCGCATCAATGTTTGTAATTTGTATGTACATGATTTTATCCTATTTTGTTATACGGGGATTCTTCGAACAGCTCTGACATAGTTGTTATTGGACTTACTATAGTTGGTCTGAACCCCACTATAGAAGTATTGAACCCCTGCGTTGAAAGAATTGACCTCAGTAGAAGACCAATAGAAGTCAGAGGCAAATGCATCTGTTTCCCCAGTTCTAAAACCAATACCCGCGATTGTTTGAGCGGGTGAACCACTTGTGTAGTCTGTGCTAATAGGCTCTGGTGATACCGCATTTGCGTTTGAACCCGAAGGCGAACCAACATTGTTAGAATTTGTAGTCGGTTTTAAGAAATAATACAGCACTTCTAGCTCGTTTTTAGCAGGTAGATACCAATCGCTATAACCCCCTATTGTTAAGCCTTCGGCAAATACGGCAGCTTCATATGATGCGCCGAGCGCAGCTAATGACGCAGAGTTTGTTGGTCCATCAATGACAGACGTTATTCCCGTTGTCGTTCCATAAACGCCCCATGTTCTAGCTGAGTTTTCACCCGATGCTTTAGGGGCAACAATTAAGTAATGTGTAGCTACACCATCTGCTGTAGTTGATATTTTACCCGCATAGAATCCACCACCGTATGCTTGCCCTATCGTTGTTGGAGGCGCAGGTTTATAAGTCCCACCAGTTAGCATTTGTTGAATCCCACTCATTAGGTCAACCCCGCACCTGAAATAATCCAAGTTGTCGATGTCATTTTAAGTGCTGTAGCTGTGCCGTATTGTGCAAGTGAGCGTGTGCCTGTTGTACCTGTACCAGCTAAATACATTGTGTCTGTTGTGATTGCGATACTGACGACTTGAGAAGTCATATTAACAAACGAAATTGCTGTGCCAATTGGATACGCTACTGAGCTATTTGCAGGGATAGTAAACGTCCGAGCATTAGCGTCAGTTGAAGGGTGGAAAATACACTTGCCAGAATCCGCTAACACGGCCGTGTAGGCCGCGCTTTGACTGTTGATAGGTATATTCCTAAAACCAACTGCATCAGTTCCGTCTACCGTACAAGATGATAAATTACCGCTTGCTGGAGTGCCAAGCACGGGAGTTACAAGAGTGGGGGAGGTAGAAAACACTGCCGCACCACTTCCTGTTTCGTCAGTTAACGCTGCTTTTAAATTAGCACTGGTTGGTGTAGTTAAAAACGTATTAACATTTGTTCCAAATTGCCCAGCCGCAAACGTAATTGCACCCGTCATCGTGCCGCCAGACAGTGCTAAGTATCCAGCCGCAGGAATATATACCGCTGCCCATGCGCTACCACTATAAACCCGCATTTCGCTACTTGTTGCATTCCAATAGAGCGCACCAGTAAGTAGCGCATTACCATCGTTATCAACGCTAGGATCGGATGCTTTTGCACCTAAATAACGATCATCAAACGAGTCATAACTAGCCGCTGCGGCTGTTGCACTACTTGCCGCATTACTAGCTGAAGTTGATGCGTTAGATGCCTGTGTAGTTGCCGTTGAAGCAGAAGTCGATGCGTTAGTTGCTTGAGTTGTTGCGATACCCGCTTGTGTTGTGGCAGTTGAAGCGCTACCCGATGCCGCTGTGGCACTACTTGCCGCATTGGTAGCTGATGTTGATGCGTTAGTTGCTTGTGTACTCGCTGTTGATGCTGAATCTGATGCGTTAGTGGCAGAAGTTGATGCGCTCGATGCTGATGTGCTTGCTGACGATGCACTGCTTGCGGCATTAGTTGCTTGAATAGATGCCGTCGATGCACTTGCCGCTGCGGCTGTTGCCGATACCCCTGCATCGTGAGCGTAAATAGCTGAGTTTGGCGTTAAATGGAAAAATCCTGTTGCGGTACTGTAGCGAACCTCAATTATCCCTCCGGCGCTAATATCTCCTGCTTGAATTGGTTCACTATCAGTAAGTCTAATGGACTTTGCGCCAAGACTATTTAAATTGATAGTGGCACTGCCCGTATTATCATTGAGAGGTCTAAATACGACTTGTAAACCGTCAGTATAGCTTGTTATAGAAGCGTCTAAGGCTACCACATAGCTGTTTACTGTACCTGTATCTACAGCAAAATTGACTGTACCACGTTGAAGTTTGGTTTCACTTGGAAGTAATCCAAATGCAATTGCAGTAGCCGCCTTAACAGCGTTAACGTCTGAGGATTTTGCTAGAGTAATCTGAGCAATATCAGCCGGTGGGGTAAAGGTACTCATCTTTTGTCCTTACGTCATCTCGACGTTATGTGTAGCGCAATTAGGTGTTATGGCGCATACAAATTATTAAACTAACCCGTGGTAAATCCGAATCATTTAACACCCAATGGTCAACAAGGTTATTAAAACTAAATATATCACCCACAGGAGTAATAACAGATTGTCCTTCGTAGTTAAAAGATTGTTTATCATTGGATTCTAAAGGGATTAAATATTTATCTTTATAGTATTCTGCGTGCCAGCTTCCGCTATCTTTATGCCGATAAACTTGTTTACCGGCAGGAATACGAGTAATTAAAATGCCACCAAATTCTGTTTTATGGATATCGTGTTTTTCACAAATAGCGCGGGTAATTTTAGTAATTTCAGATTTGAATTTTGCATCGTCAATATACCAAACGCTTTCATGTTCATCATGAAATGCTAAAGGGTTCAATGGATTATAATTTTTAATATTATTATAGCGAACCCAGATATCATCCACTTCTCTATGTGGCGATTTAGACGATTCAGTACGCTGGTTATATTTGTTCCAAAGTTGCGGATTAGCATCGATAAACGAATTGATTCTAATAACATCCACATGAATACCGGTATTGACCATATTGGGTTTGCCGATAAGCACGTCATCTATATTTTCTGCATCACAAGTGTCTGTAGCATGGATACATAGCCAAACAACTCTACCGTTAACCGCTTGAACGCTATGCTCAATACCTGCTTTAATTTCAATAACAGCGGGTGCGTAATAGGTTTCTTGAGTATCGCCTTGCCAAACTATAGCGCAACCTTCAACAAGAACGCTCATGTGGTCAAACGTATGAGCGTGTTGCTGTACTTCAAAGCCATCATCGATAATCACTTCTTTGGCATAGACTCCGCCAATAAAATGATGTGCTTGTACGTTAAGTCCGGTGATACTCATAAATACCTTGTGATGAAATTACTGTTCCAATAAACCCACAAACTAGCTTACCTACATTCATCACTATTTTACCAACTAATCGTTTAAATGTACTGCGATTTTTTACAATGCCAAATTGCTCTGCCATTTCATATGCCCATGCTTGAACAATATAGGCAAATAACGGGATATAGATCGCATTATTACGCAAGAATTCAGTTAGTGGTTTTGCCCACGCATGATAGCCGATAAGGACTTCTGGATAAGCGTCTGCAATCAAATGCCCAAATAAAGTGTCCGCATGGAATACATCATCTTCAAGATAGCCGTATTCGCGCATTAAAGTACACATCACACTCATACCGCCTCCTTCTGGAGCAGGTGGCTGAGGTGTTTTCCATGATGACATATCAGATTCTTTTACTTTTAAAAAAGAATCTGGATCAAAATTTATCATCCCCCTGCCACCAGTAGGGCGGCTTGCTAATTCCGTTTGATAGTTGTTTAAAACAGATTGCTCTGAATTTGATTTATTTAAAAATTGTCGCAATTGTTCAGCAGAACTTAATGGCATATTAAATTTCCTTTACGTTGTACTTGTTAATAATTTTGTTGCTGCTTTAGCAGCGTCACTATTCATAAGTCCCGATGCAGTGTAAGCCGCTTCTACTTCCTTCTTTGTTCGATCATATACTCCCGCCGCATAAGAATTGATATTAGATGTTTTAGCTGAAGCAGATACATCGGCAGAGTTCATAGTGTCAGCAGTATATTTGTTTATAGCATCAACCGCGGCTGCATATATTTTTCTAACATCGGCATCCAGTGTTTGGTCACCGGTTTGCTTGTTTAATATCATCTCTAAGTTAGTTTTATTCTTATCATTAGATTGAGTAAGTTGGGATTCTAAAATTTTATTAATTCTTTCTTCTTCGGCTTTGGCTTTATTAGCATCTTCAGTATATTTAGCAGCATCTGCGGCTGTAACTCTATTAGCAGCAGCAGTATCTGCAGCGGCAAGTCTATCATCTTTAGCTTTTTGTACTGCCGCGTTAGCATCTACAAGAGCCTTATCTGCAGCAGCTTGTTTAAGCCTTGCCCCCTCTTTTTCAGCCGCAGTGGCATTTACATTTGCCAAAGTGCTTGCTGTTTCCTTTGCTACATTGGCAGCAGCAGTAGCAGCAATAGTAGCTCTTTGATCTAATAGTGTAGCAGCTTCAGCCTCTGTTTTAGCTTTATTTGCCGCAGCTTCCTCATTGTATTTAGCAGCATCTGCGGCTGTAACTCTATCGGCAGCAGCTTTTTGTGCTGCCGCTTTAGCATCTACAAGAGCTTTATCTGCAGCAGCTTGTTTAAGCCTTGCGCCCTCTACTTCAGCCGCAGTGGCATTTACATCTGCTAAAACTCTTGCTGTTTCAGCATCTGCAGCAGCTTTATTTGCAGCAGCTTCCTCATTGTATTTAGCAGCATCTGCAGCGGTAATTCTATCGGCAGCAGCTTTTTGTACTGCCGCTTTAGCATCTACAACAGCTTTATCTGCAGCAGCTTGTTTAAGCCTTGCGCCCTCTACTTCAGCCGCAGTGGCATTTACATTTGCTAAAACTCTTGCTGTTTCAGCATCTACAACAGCTTTGTCTGCTGCCGCTTGTTTAAGCCTTGCGCCCTCTACTCCAGCCGCAGTGGCATTTACATCTGCCAAAGTTCTTGCTGTTTCGGCATCTACAACAGCTTTATTTGCTGCCGTAGCAGCATCAACCTTGGCTTTGGTATCTGCCGCTAATGCGTCCGTAATTGCTTTTTTCATGTTTAAAGCTACATTAATATTACCATTTACTAACGCAGTATTAAGTAGATTTGCATCTTTAGCGCCTTCTATTAACGCATCTAATTGTCCCTTAACCATCATTTGATAAGTATTGGATTGCGATAACGTATCTGCTTGCGCCATAGCCGACCATGTATCAAAAGCGTCTTTTTGTGCAGCATTTAATATGGCATTATTATCAGTTACAAGTTTATTTAATGCGGTGGCATTGAATGTATCTGCAGTTAATTTATTAGCTACATCGTAATTACTAGCATCCAATGTCAATTTTGCTTGAGTTGTATTTAAAGTGACATTGTTCCCTGTATCTGAAATCAATCCTTTAGATTTTAAATCAAGACCAGTATTAATTAATGCGTTTTTAGCAGCGGCATTAAGCTCATTAGCTTTTGCAATAGTTGCTGCATCAGCTTGTGCAATAGGCAAGGCGTTTTTAATAGCAGCGTCTTGTGCAAATCCTGCGGCAGCACCAGTATTGAGCATTCCTCTGCGCGATGATTGAAGATTTGCCGCATTAACCGCTTGTTGGATATAAGGATTATTCTTTGAAAGAAGTCCCGATAATCTATTGCTAACAAGTGAATCTGGGGTTACGTTTACATCAACTGATTTAGCCGCATCTACTAATTTTGCAATATCGGCAGCAGATTGAGTACCTGTTCTATCAACAATAGGGGCAGTAACTTTATCGGCTGTAATTTGATCTAAAGCTGAAGTAGCTACCGTACTATAATTTGGTGTCACCATGATAGGTGAACCATCTGCATTATATTTTATATTTGTAGGAGCAGAATCAACCGCTGATTTTATCATATCCGATGAGATATCGGCAGTTTGAACTTTAGGCTTACCGTTTTCGTCTAAAGTTATTCCAACATCTGCTGCTGTTAATTTAGTGCCTGCTTGTGAATCAGTTAATGCTTTTAATGTATCAGATGTTAAGGCGCCAATTGACGCAATCGGGGTAGTTGGCAGTGCTTTTACAGCTCCTGTTGCCAATGCACCAGTTGGAGCAGTTGATAATGCACCAGTTGGAGAAGTTGATAATGCACCAGTTGGAGCAGTTGATAATGCACCAGTTGAAGAAGTTGATAATGCACCAGTTGGAGAAGTTGATAATGCTTTTACATCACCTGTTGTTAATGCACCAATAGAAGGTGTATTAATCTTATTTAGTTCAGCAGTTGCATCACTACTAATATTGCTATATATCGTATCCCATTTATTGGGGATAGTTGAATTTAACATTCCAGTTGGAGCAGTTGATAATGCACCAGTCGGAGCAGTTGATAATGCACCAGTTTGAGCAGTTGATAATGCACCAGTTGAAGAAGTTGGTAATGCGCCAGTTGGAGAAGTTGATAATGCTTTTACATCACCTGTTGTTAATGCTCCAATAGAAGGTGTAGTAATCTTAGTTAGTTCAGCAGTTGCATCACTATCAATACCGCTATATATCGCATCCCATTTATTGGGGATAGTTGAATTTAACATTCCAGTTGGAGCAGTTGATAATGCACCAGTTGGAGCAGTTGATAATGCACCAGTTGAAGAAGTTGGTAATGCACCAGTTGGAGCAGTTGCCAATGCACCAGTTGGAGCAGTTGATAATGCTTTTACAGCATCTGTTGTTAATGCTTTTACAGCATCTGTTGTTAATGCTTTTACATCGCCAGTTGGTAATGCGCCAGTTGGAGCGGTATTAATATTGGTAATTTTTTCAGCTTTATCTGTATTAATATTGCTATATATCGTATCCCATTTATTTTTATAAGCTAAGTCATCTGCTTCTTTTTGTTTAACTTCAGCAGCACTAGCTGCAATATCTGCGTCTAACATAGCTTTAGCATCAGCGTCAGCCTTAGTTTTCGCAGCCGCAGCCGCAGCTACCGCATCAGCATTAACTTTATCCGCCTCAGTTTTCGATTTATTATAATTAACATAATTCCGATTGGATGGCAAATCAGCTAATAATTTATTTCTTTCGGCAACAAAAGTTTTGTTTTTCTCATTTACGCCCCCAGATAAATTCCAATTAATATTAGGGTCTTTTGCTAATAAATCTGTTGCCCAATTTTTTACTTGCGTATCCGCAACAGTTTGAGGGATAGTGCCTGTTGCAAGACCATTATAAAATGTTGAATCAAAAATAGGTTTCCCATCAGGTGTTACAACCGATGCGTATTTGTCTGAATACTGTTTAGCTCTATATGCTACTGCGTCTGGGTGGGTACTGCTGCTATTAAAATCATTCATCCAAGAGTCGTACATAGGTTTGTTAAACCCTGTATTCCAATAGGTAAATTGTGATTCTAGTGGTTTAGCCATATCTGTATATTTGGTAGTCGCCATTTATTTATCTCCGTCCAGTAACATATTGCGACCACCATTGGTCAGCAGCGGCATTTCTATTGTCATTATAATTACCCATATTAACACCGTTTTGCTGATTAGTGGGGATTTGGAAATTCTTAAAGGCATCCATAAACCCTTGCGTTGCTTGTGTACCAAAGGCTTGATTCTTAGCATCAACACCACTAAGGATATTAGTTTTAAGTGCATCTGCGCTAGTATTCCAATTTTTTAAAAAGTCAGCATTTTGAGTGGTTAAGGCAGTTTGATTGGCTTGTAATGCATCATTATACGCTTTAGAACTAGCTGCTTGTTGAGCCTGTAAGGCATCATTATACGCTTTAGAACTAGATGCTTGTTGAGTATTTAATGCAGAATTTAATTGTTCAATAGTAATACTTTGCGGCGTAGTTACAGGTGTAGCTGTAGCCGTGTCTGTAGGTACAGTTACAGGCTTAGGTCTACCACCTGCAGGTGCAGGTGTAGTCACAGGTGTGGTTGTTACAGGTGTAGTCACAGGTGTGGTTGTTACAGGTGTAGTCACAGGTGTAGCTGTTGTAGCTGTTGTAGGTGTATTTGAAAGCTCAGTTGCTGATGCGGTTGAAAGTGCAGTTACAGGTGGATTTGAAAGAGTGTTTACAGGAGCTTTTGTCGCGCCATCGGATTGTGCTATTTGCGCTTTAAATTCTTCTTGTTGATCTTGCATTACCTTTTGAAGTATTTTTGCATACCCTACATCACCATACTGTGCAGTAAGTTCTTCAATAGAGGGAATTGGTCTATTTGCCTCAATTCTCATGTAATCTACAGGTATAGTTGAAAGCTCAGTTGCTGATGCGGTTGAAAGCGCAGTTGCAGGTGGATTTGAAAGAGTATTTACAGGAGCTTTTGTCGCGCCATCGGATTGTGCTATTTGCGCTTTAAATTCTTCTTGTTGATCTTGCATTACCTTTTGAAGTATTTTTGCATACCCTACATCACCATACTGTGCAGTAAGTTCTTCAATAGAGGGAATTGGTCTATTTGCCTCAATTCTCATGTAATCTACAGGTATAGTTG